TAGAATCTGAAATAGTTGAAGGAGTTCCGGTAGCTAAAGGATCTGCCCCGTTTGGTAAGTGTCTTGACGCATGGTTTGAAACGTCAACGCCATCTATAGTACCAACGTTTACCACGCTGTTACCACCCATATCTAAATTTCCAGACATAGGTCTAGAACCACTTACTAACAAGTATTGAGTATGATCGTCGTTACCTAACCCAGATAAATCACTATGAGAAGTTACGCCACCAACCGTCGATGATGATGCAAAACCTATTCGAGGTCGTTCATCCACAATACTAGATATATTTGCAGATCCTTGCTGTACCACTATTGACGCAATTCTTACAAAGGCTCCAGTTACAAAACTAGGAGGCATCGCAAGTGGAGCTGCTTCAGCTTCAGCCTGAGTAACATAAGTATCTTGACCAAACACTAATAGATATTTTTCAGAAGGTCCACCTAAAACATATAAAACGTGTTTAGTAAATCTAGAAGCCGGGATAGAGGCTAAAGTCCCACTACCATCATCATATTGAGAATTCGATATTGTATTTTGAGACGCAATTCTATTAAATACTCCAGGAGTCGCACTTTTATAAAATGCATCCCAAGTTGCGATAACTGCTCCTGTTGGAATAAATTCGTTTTCTGAATAATAATATTCTCCTTGAGTGACATCTAGTTGGCGAGTACCGTTTTCGGATACTAAAGATCCCGAAACGTATACGGGTCCTAATGCCTCTCTAAGAAGCTTATCTACTTTATTATTGTAATGGTGAGCTTGTAGAGGTGTTTGACTTATATATAAAATAGAGCTAGAATCACTAATAACTCTACCTAAAAGAATATTGTTTTCTGTATTGGGAAACGCCGAATTAGAAACGAATACTCCAGAAGTATTCATATACACAAATACATTAGAACTTGCTGGTATAACTAAATTTGTAGAATTCCAAGTTTCACGTACTAAGACGTTATTTGGAATGACTCCGTTCATTCTATATCCATAACCTTGGGATATATTGATAGTTAACCCAGAAACATGGGAAATAATACCTCCGTTGATTACCCCCATCGGTGGAGTGTTAATAATCAACTCAGATATATCTTCCGCATCTTGCACGTTATTTTGAGAGTAGAATATTTTACCGTTAAACGTAATACCGCTCTCATCAGTATTTAAAAATGAAACAGAAAAATCAGCGCCATTAACAATGGAAACTTTATTTCTATCCAGCGCGCCTAATATTGTACCTGTAGAACTTGGATTTAATATTTGTAGATCTGAAGTATTATCACTAAAAGAAACTGAAGTAATTTCTATAAAAGATCCAGATCCTATATTTTCGTTTTGAAGACCAACGCCATTAACTCCTAAAAACCCTTGAATAAACGTATCAGATATTTTAGTAGTACCTCCATTTGAAAGTACTATACCTTTATTGTTAATTCCTCCAATCAATCCAGCTGAATTTATTAAAAGTTCAGCAGTAGCACCTGAGGATAAAATATGAACCGAAGACGAATTTCCAGATTCGTATGTATAAAAGTTTTCAAGTTGAAGTCTATTAGCATTAATACCATCTGAAGTGTTTTTAACAGCATGTAAGAAATCACCATTAATGTCTGTGTACTCGACGTAAATAGTTGAGTCTCCTCCATTAGAATTATTTTCGATACCTATATCAAAGTCATAAATAGATACTTTATGAATCTGGGCAAAATCTCCAACATTTTCACAATAAACGGCTGCTTTGCCAGACCCAATAGATCCAGATATACCTTTTAGATTTAAAAATGAGATTTCCGTTAAAGTACCAGGAATTAACAAGTGCTGATTAGCTACAGTTGGTTTTAAAGTCGTAACGTTAATACCTTCGCCTCGAATAGATACGCCTGACGGAATTACTAATGGGTTCACTACATTGTGAACTCCCGCCCCAACCATAACTACATATGGTTTTGTTTCAGGGTCAGCATCTGTAATAGAGGCGATAGCAGCATTTAAACTAGTAAATTCACCAGCACCTGCGTTACTAATTTTAACTCTAACTATTTGCGGATTTACTAATAAGTTATCTGCCTCTTTTAAATATTGTGGATGCGGATCCGGATCATTAATGTGATTAGTTATTTGAGTCTGTAAATTGGAATCACCTGAAATTCTATTAGCAATTTCTGTAGCTAAATTAGAGTCGGTAGTATCTATACTAGACTGCAACTCGTTTAAAGCCGCTCCAACATTTGTAGATGTTAAATTTCCACTAGGAGTTACTGGTATTTGAAAAACATCTAGTGCAGATTGAATAACTTCTAAATACGCTAAATTGCTATTGTCATCATACGTAAAATTAATTGTAGATGAGTCTTGTATAAAGTTTGCAAATTGATCTTGAATATATTCTTGAGTTGCTGAAATAGGTATTAAAGATCCATCTGGCAATTTAGCCTTAAACGACATATCTGTAATATCTAAAAACATCGTAGCTTTATTTGCTGGCGGCGTTGGTATTGACGCTGGGTTACTAGCCGCTATTCTGATTCTTGCCATTATTCCTCCACAATTAGGGATCCATCAAGCTTTAATTCTGATCCAGTCTCTATTTCAAATTCCTCACGTACTACCATTTGGTGGTTTTCTGGAATATGTAATCTTTTATTATTTGGTACGCTTTCATAACTAAAGTTATTATCCGATACTAGATCTAGTTTTCCAGTAGTCGGGTTTATAGAAATTTTTCGTCTAGGTCTTACTGATTTTCCCATTATAAATCACTCACTTCAATGTCCTGAAAATCGCCGTCAGAATCGTATATTACTGTTGCCAATTGAACCGGAGTCCCAAAATAAGACGATCTTATTGTTAGAGGGTCCCCGTCATCATTTTTTGTAAGGACCGTTAATTTATTAAAAGGCTTAGAAAAAGCATCATTAATAGAATTTATGTTTAGTCCAGCCTTAGTTCCAGTTATAGCTTTGGTAACGGTCGCCTCGTTTACGCCGTCACCAATTCTAATAGAATCGTGAACATCTCCGGAATCTGGATCTCCATCTTTATGAGATAGCTGGACTTCTAATTCCCCGTTAACCGTTCCTATATTGATGTCTCCATCAGATAGTCTCACCGGCATAGGATTTTTAGTAGAATACTTGTTTCCTAAGGCGTCAACAGACGTAGTTCTAATAGCAACCGTGGGCTCCTCATCGTATACAGCCCTTTGAAAAGCATCAGGAGGTATTGTGGGTCTATCTTGTTCTTTAGATTGTATGGTAGCCCCGTCCGCAACCAGGAAGTCTGAAATATCAACACCTTCGTGGATAGGTGATTTTAATTTACCGACTTTAATTTGGTTAGGACCGGATATTCGTTTAATTTGTAGTTCTCGAGGCTGTTGAGCACTCGATTTTAAAAGTATAATTTGTTGGACTTTAAATAAAGTAGAGTCGGCAACAGTTAAGTTACCTTCTGAATCCCCGTCAGATGTAAATGGTTGCGCAGACACTGCGGCAAACTTAGTTTGTATCATTTCAAATCCAATCAAATCGACTATACAGCCAAGATCGCTCTTGCGACCTGCTATAATTTTATCAATCTTGATGTGAGACGTTTCTAACGAATGTGAGAGTTATTCCCGCATTGCTTCATGGATTTTAGTTAAAAGATACTTATTAATATCTCTAAATTTTTTATAAGGTGAGCTTAAATACACACGTTCTAAATCTAGGCAATTTTTCTTCTCATCAAGGAACCTCAGTACGACCACACGTGGATTAGTTGGGGACTTCTTACATTCGATAAGTTTAATGCCTTCGAATAAAAGAAATGTCCCAAGATCCGCATTTTGAGTTTCAAATACTGAGGTCTCTTTGACTTCCATTATTCTGCCTTTTCTGTAGTCTCTTCAGTTTTAGCTTCTTTTTCGGCTTTTCTCTGGGCAGCCATTGCAGCAGCTTTTTCAGCTTTCTTACGGGCTTTCTTTTCTTCTTTAGTTTCTTCTTTTTGATCTTCTTGAGAATCATCAGATTGATCTTCTTTATCCTCTTTTTGATCTTCTAGTTTAGCCATTTCCTCGTTTGGATCGTCTTTAAGATTAGCTGCAGCTTTGGCTAATTCTTCCTCAGAAGGAAGATCTTTAGTATCTAAAGGCTTCTTTTTAAGTTTACCGAGTTCATCGTATCCAGCCTCAATACAACACTCATCTACATAAGAACCTACATCAACTTTAAAATTACGTTTGTTCTTACCACAGGCGCATTTTACTTCAACCATTTTTAACTCCTTCTGATCGAATTCTTAGAGCAGTTTCAGTAATGAATTTTACTCTATCTTGATCAGCTACGTCAACAAGAATGTAGTCAATCCCATGATAGTCTAAAAATGCTTCAACTTTACGGTCAATACTTTTAGCCGTCTTTTCATCTTCGTACCGCCCTCTAGAATCAAAGGGCTTCTGACGAGTTAAAAGAAAGTTAATGTGAACTACGTCTTGCTTAGCTGCTAACTTCATATCAGAAAAGACAGAATGCTTAATTGACTCGTGTCCATTATAATGTTTTTGATAGACAGGACATAGAAGCAACGGAGAGTCTGTTACTATAAACTCAACTTTATTATAGAGAGAAGATTCTCGTTCTAGCTGTTGACCGTAGATGATAGATTGTCCGAATGGTCCCACTTTTTTACCAGACCATGCCCACTCTTTAACGAACTCTCTCACTAATTCAGAAAGTTCACCTCTGAGTTTTAATTCTCCAAATACTAAAGAAGCCGTGGTAGATTTACCAAGACCGGAACCTCCGAGGAGGTTTATAACGTACGTCTTCATGTTACCCCAATACTTTGTTGATTTTTTCTAGGATCTCTGATGGATAAGCGCCATTTTGTTTTAGCGTGGAGTTGTTAATTCGTTGTTCTTCTGTAAGATGAGTATATCCTTTTGGAATATACTCTTTAACGTATCTAATGTAATCGCAGCAAACGTCTTCAACATCATAAGGTTTACCGTTTACTGCTTTGCAAAGTTCTGTCATACACTGTTCGTAAAAGTCTGCTTTACTTTTAGGATCACCTTTTTCTTTAGTAAAGATAAGGTCAAATGATCTAATGCAATTAGCACCATAATAACAATGTGAATTTGGATCTACTAATTCTGGATAATACTCAGCTGTGTCCATTACGAAGGCGGTCATTACGAAATGCCACTGTTTGAAATTTTTAGACTTATGCCATCCACAACAGAAATCGACTGCTTCTTTAATTCCTGTTGGTTTATTATTTTTGTATTCGTTGTTTATTAAAAACGTCAAATAATCATTAACAAAAGCATCTGCAAAATTATCGAAGTAATACTGTTGGGCCAATCTGTATTTTGATGGATCTCCATTTTTTAGAGATGGCGGTTGATTTCCTACAGAAGTAACCATCGGTTCTTTAAGAGTTACGATGTACTCTTTTGCCATTGGTATATCGTGATTACTTATAATGTTGGCAAGTTTTCCAACATGATTGTTGTAGTATCCGTGCTCGTTTGGATTTCTTGTTCCATCAGGTAAAATAGTTGGCTGAAAAGATGCGCCACTACCAGTAAACCTGTGAAACAGGTGAATAAAATGAAACTGATGAGAAGTAAGTTTTTTAGAAAAGTCCGCATATCGACTTAATTCCTTTCGTACTCTAACGCCGTGAATGTCTTCTAAAGCTTTAGAGAATCCAGCAAATCGACGATTGACAGTATCATAGATAGTCACATTATCCATTAAAGGATCGTTGACATTGTTGATGACAGATATTCCAAGATTCTTCTCTTGAAGATGTTTAGCTTTAATATAATAGTCTAAGAAGTCTTGAAAGAATTCAGTTTTAATCATGCGCCTTCCAAATATCTTATAGCTTTTTGAAGTCCTTGAGCATTATCCCCAAGACTACCAATAGCTACGTTACATTTTCTACATAAAACGCCTCTAACCTTACCGGTCTCGTGGCAATGATCTATATGAAGATCCTGTCTCTTGTTAAATAACTTATTACAAAGTTGACAATTGGATACTTGTAATAACTTTAAATATTGATCTTTTGAAATAGAGGTGTATCTAAGATAATTCATGTGTTCTTTTTTACAGAAATTAGAACATAGCTCCTGTGTATTAAATCTACTGTTATCAGTAAATTTAGAATCGCAAAATTTACATAATTTATCTCTAGTCATTTAGGACTTACCCCTGATGCCAAAACTATTTGGCAAATATGTTCTAATCGTTCAATATGTTCAAACGCGTCCCACGGTGACATTCCGACTGCGGTAACTCCGTGACCAGCTTGACCTACAATATCATATATCAGTTTAGTACCCATGGTAAACTCTGGAATTTCAGTCATCATTTGAAATGTTGAATTAGCTAGAACTGCGGACGTTACTGGAAGAACTGGAACATTAGGACCAACTTTAGTGTATCTACTGACTTCTGGAAATTCATTAGCTAGTTTTTGAAGATCAAAACCTTTGTGCATAGCTGCAATAGTGTATGTTGGATGTAAATGAACAACGGATCTGTACTTTTTAACGCAGTCGGTAGTCTGCAGTAAGAGGTGCATTTCTAATTCTCCAGAAGGTTTATTATCAGATTTGTTTCTGACCCATTTAAGAGATTTATCTTTTTGAATTTTAGCTTTTAATATATGTTCTGGGTGTATAATTGATTTTCTTCCACCAGACGGAGTTATATAAAAACAGTCATGTTGTTTTACTGAAACGTTACCATCTCTAGTTGTAATCCACCCACGTTTGTAAGCTTCTCGCATTACGTCACCCATTGCTGTTAACATTTACATCCTCCAAATTAGTAGCTCCTGCAACGTTCCAAAACATTACAACTTTATCAGGGTTTGCCTTTTTATATTCTAAAGCATACTTCCAACCTTTAGCATCATAAGTTTCAATAGCATTAAACGGAGGCAAATCTGATTTAGGACATGGTTCATTAAACGGTTGCGGATGCTCAATAACTTTAGCTCTACCTGGATATTTTCTTGAAGCTGAATTACCTGCTACTTGTATTGCGTAAATTTCTGCTTGAGGAAATCCTAACTGAATACCGTGGTTCATAACCATAGTACTAGCTACAGAAAACACCACATCTGGTTTGAACTCGTTATTGATAGCTAAACATGATTTAGCGAATCCGGCAGTTATCAACTCGTGCTTAACTCCCGCTGGAATATATAAACCTTGTCCATTTAATTGTTCTGTAATAAAATCTCTGCAACGCTTTCTAGCTCCAGCCATTCCACCAGTCTGATAGAACATCATGATCGCACCTCGCATCATTGCTTCAACATGGCCTTCGGTTGGTTCGTTTCTTAAAGGCGCAATTGCAACTATCATTTTATTATATTTCTTTGCAACTGATGCTAAAATTTTAAGAGCTTGACCTTGCGGGACCATGGCATAAAATAAGTATTTTTGAGGAACTTGACTTATTAGAGCTTCTGTGTATCTGGCTTTTGAACCTAAGTTTCCAGGAATAAGATCGTCTCTTATAACCAGGACTCCTTCATGTTCTACAACATTATTTGGATATGGATCTTTAAAATTAGGAATTAAACTTAAATAATACTCAAGAGATTTTGACTCATCTCTAGGAGGGAGCGCATCTATATTAACCCAACCTTTGGGATTCTTATGCTCTTTTTCAGCTTTACCGATTCTAGGTACGCCGTGATCTGGCATATCTAAAATATTTAGATTTGGGAAGTTTTCTATAAACTTACGATTTCTCTCTTTATGGGGAAGTGAATACAAATACTTTATGTATTCATCAGAATAAATATCCATTACCATCTCCTAACGTTTTTATCTAAGTCCCATCGATAGAACTCTGGGGATAAATGAACCGATTGTGGTTTTTCCATTACATCAAATTTAAGTTTTCCAGTTTCATCAAAGAAATACTCTGGAAACGTTATTACTTTAGTTTCGTGATCCATTTTTGGAAGTTCATCCATTACGGCATTAAATATGTTTCTAGCTAAGTTACGCTGTTCCCACGTGCCCATAAATGGCGTACCTTTGAAGTAACCAGTCTTTGGAAGATCTCTAGACTCATCTTCTATTCCCATAGAATGGGTTACGATTAATTCACATGGGTCGTGGAGATTAAGCAATCGATCTAAAAGCTGGGAACCTAAAGTTGCAATGTATTGTTCTGGATTTTGCTCTCTAAAAACGTGATGTCGAATGTCTATAGAACTACAGTGAATATGAACTGCATCAATATCCATTCCGTGAAATCTAAAATTAGTGTTTACTATTTTATGGATAGTTTCTTTATCGATCATCCCCTTAAGCGTACGCCCATCTCTACGCTCAATCATAAACTCTGGAGTCCATACGCTTGGTGTATGGGAATCACCAATCAAAACTTTAGTTGTTTTATAAGCATGCATAAAAGTCTTGCATGATGATAATTTTGAGCTTACATCACTTAGGAACGTCGCCTCTGTTGCCTTGAAAGCTTCGCAGGTGCTGGCGTTGGTTCTGCGGGACTCGAGTACGGATAAATCAGGAAGATCGTTGCGCCAAGAATAAAAACTACCATTGAAGGATTTAATTTCAGAGAGTCTTTTAAATACTTTTTCATCTAAACCACCGAACATGTTTAATGCTCCAGAGAATTCAGCACCCAAATCAAAGATGATAACTTCAAATTCTTGAAGTGAATTTTTATTATCTAAAATAGTAACGTTTTCGTATCCCATATTAAATAATTGACACTTCAACAATCTAGTCCATCCACCCTTATGAGAACCCTCTCGAGTCGTTATATTTGACAGGAGGTGCGTAATACCAATCTTTGTTTTCTTATCTATTTGATATGACTCAAAAAACATGAGATCCTCCACAAAATAATTGTTACAAACCTATAGACATTCGTGAACGGATTTATTTGTCAGTTAAAACCGCTAAAATAATACACGTTGCCATGATTAAAACCCACACAGGGTAAAGTTTTGGTTGCAATTTAGACCAGATAGATATTTTAGTTTTATTCATTAAAAACGCTTTCTAATAGCGTCAAATACTTCGTCTATAGTATTATGTATTGTCTTCTCTTGAAGACCATCAAAACAATTTACAATTAAAACAAAACCGTTATCAGCAATATCTATTACAAACGAATCTACATCCGAATCTGATCCGCCACCTTCGCCATCTTTATCAATAGGGCCACCGGCACTACTCTTTAAAGAGCGTGCTGGGAATATCTTTACCGCCGCGTCTGATTCTAGCTTCTCGCTCGTCTCTGCAGCTATCGACTTGACTTTTCGTGGGTCCATTTGTACCTGCCTTATTGATTACGCAGTTTACCATAAACTCTTGACATGCCGTAGTAATGACTTGTCCGTTATCTATATCCCAACCTGGGCATACTGCTAAAATTGCCATTGTTAAGGCTTTTCCTACTAGGATCATTGTTACATCCTTTGTTTTAGTTAAACTTTATTGGAATCTTGAATTAATAGATGAATAAAACGTGAAAGACGTTTTGCAGCATCTACTTGTTCTCTAAATAGAGAGTTATGTTCTTTAACTGTAGAGATCGCCTCTTTTAGTGTTCGTACTGGAATTTTGAGTTCTAATTCCTGCTCAGCTTTAGCCTTATTATCAGCAATCTCTTGCATCAAGATAGCTTGTTGTTTTAAACGATCTCGACGCTGATCATTTGTCAAGTTTCTTAATTCACGAACTAGTGATTCCCGTCCATCACGAATAAATTTCTTTTCAAGTTTCGTAATCTCTTTTTCTAAATCCATGTAGCCTCCGATTAACTATAAAATACCAACTGTTAATAGATTTAGTAAACGCCAAATTAAGTGTATCATTTTAATACACTATTTTAACTTTACTTATTCATCAATAATAGATACCATTTTATTGATCGGGGGATCAATGCATCAGCTTACTTATTACTATCTTATTTTAAGGTATCCCAAATTGAGACATATTATTAATCGATGCTGGGTTACTAATCAGACCGAATTCTTATTTGATCTTTTGATTTCAAATGATACAACTCATCTGGGAAAAGTATGACAGAATTTATTATAAAAATAAGTATAGCTTTTGTGTTGTCTTTTATTACATTTTTTGTAATGATGAGAATTCAGAAAAAGAAACAAGAACGTGCTGATTATGATTTTGAGTTTAAGATGAAATGCATGGGATTAAGTACAACCGTAACAGGAGAAGAAGATGATCAAAAAGTTTCAAAACAATAAAGGAACTATGGTTAATTTTGGAAAAGGTACCGTTAGAATCAAGACTCATATTTTACAGTCTAGATTTGGTGCGCAGGTGGAGTTTGTCACATGTGAAAAGACTGAGTTGGGTAAAGTTCCATCTAAAGTTGATTTACTTAATAAGGTAGTTTTAGATTTTTCGACTTTAGAGTCTTTAGACTTATTAATTGAGAAACTAACTGAAGCTAGAGATTTGTTATCGGAAGTTAAGGATGAAGAACTTCCAGAAGAACTTCGTAAATTAGCTATTGAATTTGCCAAAGAAGAAACGAATATGGAAAGACCTCATAAAAGTCAAGCACCGATTATCAAGGGATTTGAAGGTTGTTATAAAATTATGAAAGAAAAAGGATTAATTAAAAAGGAGTCTATATGAGTTCTGAAAAGAAATCGTTTTCTGCAGAAGAGGTAGAAGCTGCTTTGCAGTTGGCACATTCTGAATATTTTATGCAAGTTCTTGGATTGTTATCTCATACTGATCAAAAAGAGTTAAATTATGTAAAAGTACCAGTTACGACTCCTCAAGGTGGAGTTTATCTAGTAAGTATCCTCCATATAGAGGGACCTAAAGTAGATTTACAAGATCTGGCGTCTAAGGCTGAAGCTCAGGAAAAAGATACAAGATAGCTTGTCGTAGTAATTCGGGGTCATCGTTAAACTGACCCAACCCGGTATTACATTTCTGACAGAGCATTCCTCTAAATTTACCGGTCGCGTGGCAATGATCTACTGCTAAGAATTTATCTTTTTCTGGGGATTTGCATATCTTACATTTAAAGTCTTGAGATTTTATCGCATCATATATTTCTTGAATAGCAATACCGGTTTTAGATGAAGCCCTAACGTACGATATTCGTCTCCAATAATCTTTACCTTTTTCGTTATTCCATCTATTACGTTTATTTTTAGAACACTCTTTGCAGTGGAAGTGAAGTTTATCAGGACTCTGAGATCTATTATAAAAATCAGTAAGAGGCTTTTCTTGTTTGCAAGTTAGGCACTTTTTCATACTAAAATTATAACAAAAAACCCGACCTTATTAGGGTCGGGTTTAAAAGTCTTAAACTTTATAATTTAATTAAGAATTAACTAAATTTTTGGCTATACAATGTTTGCGACCTGCAGAAACCAGAGGCGTTCCGTACATTAATTGCAACCATTTGTATGAAGTATCAGTAACCGCAAGGTCATACTTGATCATAGAACCTAATTGTTTCCAGCATAATGCGTCAGCATCGTGCATTAACAAGTAAGCTTTACCAGATCCAGGAACGTTCTCATTGATGTCGATACGAACTGCAACGCCAGTACCTAACAATTTGATACGACCGATAAACTTCCAGTTAGAACCAGCAGCATCTTTACCAGAACGGAATACGTTAGCGTAAAGTGGTGCACCGGCATAAGATGGAACTACTTGAACTTCGTCGCCAGCAGCTACAGCGCCAGAGATTTCAGCAGATGGAAGTGTTTCACCATCAGCATAAACCATTGACATTTTGTAACCGTATGTTCCAGCGTCAGCTGCTTTAAATTGAGAATCAGCAGCAACCGGAGAAGTAAGAGTAGCAAGGGTTGGAGCAGATTGCGCAGAAACGGTAGCAGACAACGGAGAAATACGAGGACGGTTGAACAATGATGGTTTGAATCGGTAATCGATTGAACCAGTATGTTCTTTTACGCGATTACCAGAAGTCAAAGTCTCTCCAGGAAGAGTACGTTGTTTCAAGTAGAAATCACGTGAGAAAGTTGAGTGGATGTCTGTACCTAAGTAACAGTCCATAGCCATACCGAAGTTGTTCACGTTACGTAACGCGATTTCTTCAGCAACGCCATCGTCAAACTTTCCGCGAACGTCAACGATAACAGAATCAGAAGAACCTACAGCTTCGTATCCAGCAAATGCTGTAGACTTGTACTGAGATTGAGCTTCTTTAGTTTTGACTTGAGATTCAATACCATCGTACTCTAAAGAGTTGATGTTAGAATCAGCTTCGAACATAAAACGTTCATTGCGGGCAAGCAATTCAACAGTTTTGTTCTTAACTTCACGAGCGATAACCGGACCATGAGCCGCTTGGATCAAAGTCAAGTTGTGCTGAACAGCACCTTGAGTACCCAAGTATTTAACTTGGATGAATTCACGGCCATAATTAGCATCAGTACCTTGAGGTGTTCCACCCATTTGGAAAAATGGAGAAACTTCTTGGCCGTAGCTATTTTGAACGTTATACTCATGAACAGTTTGAACAACTTTTTCTTTGATAATGTCTTTCCAAAGTTTTAAGTGTTCAAGGCCATGAGTGACCAATTTAAGAGTACGGTCAAGATCTTCTACAGCTAGTGCAGAACCACCTTGCAACGCACCGGGAGCAGTAGTCCCGTAGTTTTGAGAGATAGACAATGCTTTTTGAAGAGCGTCTACCTTAGCAGCATCCATCGAACCGAAACCAGTTACTGATCCGTCGTTGGCTACTTGCTGGATGATTTGTTCCATGTTTTACTCCTTAAAGTAAAATAGTTTTTAGTTTTCTGTTATTTGATTATTTGTAAAAAGAATGTTATTTTTAAGATCTAATTAAAGCTGGACCGAAGTCCAGCTAACTTTTAAATTATAGCAAAATTATTAGTTTTGTTTTTGAAGTTCTGCTTCAATTAACTTTCTGTACTCTGCATTATAAAGAGTACCGGTGTTTTCAAGCTCAACTACTGCTTCCATTGGAAGAGCTTTCTTCATCACAAGGCGTTCAGCTGCATCTAGTTTTTCAGACTTAGTGAATTCCTTAGGACCTTGATCTTCAGGCATTGATTTTTCTAATGCTTCGATTCCAGTCACAGATTTAGAACGTTGAGGCTGACCCGCCATAGCTTTAATAAGTGCTTCAGATTTCTCTAAAGACTTTTGAAGCTCTTCATTCTTTTGTTGAATCGGAGCAATTGCAGATGCAACCGCAGACTTAACTAAAGATTCAAATTCGGCTTTTTTAAGATCTTCAGATTTTTTAAGTTCTAGAGCTTTAGCTTCAGCGTCTGCTTTAGCTTTAGCTTCATCTGAAGCTTTCTTTAAAGATTGATATTCAGCATACTCTTCATCAGTTAATGATTTAGAAAGGCGTGGATCCTTCATTTTAGGACCTTCACCCATACGACCAGCCGATGTAGTTTGATCAATAGATTTAGCTTGTTTTTTAGCTTCATCATTCTCGATCTCACCGATAGCAGCAGCAATAGTTGCATCGTATGTTCCGTCACGTTTTCCATCTTCGTCGTTTTTAGGAACGTCAGAGATTTGTTTTGGACGACCAGCACCACGCGCAGCATCATCTTGGAAAGTCGGAGCAGCCGCAATAGCAGCATCTGCAGTGGTTTTAGCAGCGTTAGCTACTTCAAAGTTTTCACCTTTTTGAACAGGCTCTGCAAATAGATCCTCGATAAGAGAATCGATGGATTTATTCAGATCCTCATTTGTAGTTTTGTTTTTATCCATTGTTCTCTCCTAAAAGATTACGGTGTTTCAAGGGCAACGATACGTTCTAACATATTCTCTAAAAGAGCAATAAGTTCGTTAGCCGTGTCTTTGTCAGTGATTGATACGCGAATGCGCTTTTTAAGTTCTTCAGACATGTGAAAACTCCTTGTATTTTAAACTATAATAATTGTACCTAAATTAAAGTTCTTTTGTTTTAAGCTCAGGAAACTTAGTTTCCATACGCTCTTGTACCGCCGACCATATCTCAGATCTAGTATGGTTTGGATATAAAGCTTGTAACTTATCTAGAACTTCAATCATTTGGGACTTAAAAATATCCGCAGAAGATTTTTTAAGTTTCTTCTTATCGACTTTCTTTTTGTCCATAGATTCCATGCTTAAAGCATCTCCGCCAGATCGATCAGCTGGAGCTGCAGAATTTCCTGCACCAATACCTAATGCTTTTTCCATCATTGCGAATACTTGAGATGCAGTAAAAGTAGGTTCTTCAGACTTAACTACTGGTTGTTCTGTTGGATCAGCTGGTTTTCCTTCAGATGCAAATTCAACTTCACTTTCGCCAGTCATGGATTTGATTATGTCTGCATACGTATCTTGATTCACAGGATTCATCGTTAATGCCACATTTTTGATAAGGCAGCGTTTGATAATAGACGGGTTATTCGGATCACGCTCAATGACTTTACCTTCGACTGACATTCCGACTCGGCCCGTATCACCTTTGTTAAGGGAAGACATGATTTCGTATACAGCTTTAGCCCGGGTGTGATTCTTAAACAGGCGACCTTCAACAAACATGCCATTAGCTGTTTTTTTATAAGAATCAAGAACTCCGACTGTATTTTCTGGTGAGTTGTCGTGGTCCCAGTTAAAGAATCCTTTTCCCTTGGCAATAGGCGTAGCATCGATACCTTCTGGAATAATAATTTCCCCTTGACGGTCTTTAGAAGATGTGGAAGCTATACCAGCTACTCTCCACTCTCCATCTTTACCTTTTGAAATTTCTGCGGGGATTACAAATTTAAAATCGTTTTTCATAACTACATTTTATCAAATCAACTAAACTACTCTTCAGAATCCTCAGAAGTATAGTTAGAAATTGGATCAATATCAAATGAGTTTAATTCAACGTTTTGGTCTGGATCTCCAGCTATAAGCTGGTTTGATTTATAATTTTTAAAAGCTTGATTTAATTCGGCCATTGCTTGCTTCAACATAAAGTGTGTCTTCGTGTTAGACCATCCTAAAAGTTGAGCTATTTCCGACTGAACAAGTTCAGGCATAGATCCATCTGGACCGCTCTTGTCTATAATATATAGCCAAAGGCAGTTATGATGTTCTGGAGAATTTATATGCCAGGGACAGCCTACTTCTTCCTTGTTTTCAGGTTTGTTATCAGGAGGACAGTTCCCCGAGTTGTCGGTAGAATCTGTCATTTTAAATCCTAAAGCCCCTCATCGGGGCTCGGTGTTAATTACTTAAATAATGTGTGAAATTTATTCGATAAAATAAAGTCTTTAGTAAACTTTTGTTTATTATGGATTAAATCATTAAATACTGATTTTACGTATGGTTGTGCGTGTTGAGAGATTCCTGCAAAGTCTACAGATACAGGTTCCTTGAGCAAAGGACATTTATCGAATACCACTTTAATTGGGCCAAACATAGTATTGATTATAACCTCATCAGTACCGTTCATAGTCGAACCACACTGAATAAGTGCCATTTCGTCAGCTACCTTTTCATCTACAGCGTTAAAGCCATGGATCCACCACTCATTGACGATTTTGGCTTTGTAATCTTCATATTTCATACCTAAACGCTGGGAAACAGTCGCATCTAAGAAATCAATCTTTTGCTTTACCATGCGGTATCGACTTTCAAATTCACCATCAAATTGGCCATCTAAACCGCCAGCAGCTCGGTGACTCATTAAAACACCGTTACGTGCGATAATTCTTTTACCTGGGTTATTCTCAGCAATCTGGAATCCCATTGAAGCAGCAAAGAGAGTTACTGTTCGAACCTCTTGAGGGATAGCTTCTAAGAAATCAATGAAGTCCATACCGTCGAATACAGATCCACCTGGAGTATCTAAAACCAAATAGATTGCTTCAGTTTTAGGAAGATTGCGACTTAATTTAGAGATCTCTTGGATTAGTTTACCAACTGAGTCACTAGTGACAGGACCTCGAAGGGTAACTGTATTTTTGCCTTCCAAGACAAGCGTCTTTTTAACTGTTGTCAATTTTTTAGGAGCTTCTGTTAGAAGATCAGACAACGTATCTGGTAGCTTGATTTCAACCGCATTGGTATTATCTTGCTCTTGAGTGATTCCTCCACTACGGACGGTATCGACTACTTTTTTACCCACTGGGTAGCTTACTAGCAAGACACCGACTGCCAGCAATCCGATAAGGACTTTTGTCATATTCTCTCCTTTAATATTGGTATGACTTCTCTTTTAATATTTTAGCTTTTAATAGTTAGTTAGGTAAACTAATTATTATGATATATTGAAATTCTTTTTACACTTGTCTCGCCAGTTACAAGTATTGCAGAATTCTGGAGTTTTAGGTGGTAAAGTTTTAGTATCATAGTTCTTTCTAGTAGCCATGATTTTATTAACGATTTGGGCAAAGAACGCATCTGTATCTGTAAGAGTAAACTCTTTCATTTCAGTGTCATCTTTGTTCACATAAAGGATCCGTACGCCTTCAGCCTTTGTAAATCCCTGAAGCTTTTCTATGTGTGAAAACTTACCCTCAGCTAACATCAAATTAAATATATAAAGATAAATTACAGTTTGAATTAAGTGGTCATTCTTAGCAGATAATAGTCCACCAAATCCATTTAGATTTATTGATTTATAATCTGCGATCCATAATTTACCGTCTAAAATACAGACAGCATCAATATAGCCATTTTTAATGTAAATATCAGCGCATTCCACTGGAAACTGTGTAGTAACATCCGCAAAGCCAAATTTACGATGAGGTGTTCCATCTGGATTTACATAGTCTATTAGTATTCCAGACTTTCTAAAAACCTTTTCAAGAGATGTCTCAATAGAATCTCCTAAAAGCATTCTCTTTTTACCTTTAAGATCAAATCCGTAATCTTCCTCAACTCCTGCAGAAGCGTAGTAAATTTTACGTTCGCAAGAAGAACCAATCATTGATGGCTTTATTTTAAATTGAGGAGCTTTTTTGCTTTTACTTTCCCAATCTGGTTTTATAATAGTTTCATTAAATACGTCTATTAATGATTTCATGTAGGATCATCCTCATCTTGGCCTAAGACAGCATCAGCGAATCCAAGATCAACAGCCTCTTGAGCGTCGACAATGAAATCATCTTTTAACATTTCTTGTAATTTATTTCTAGTTATAGTTGGATCTTTTTCGATCATCTTTTCTAGAAATATATCTTCCATTAAAGTATCAATCTTTTTATTATCATCAACCCATTTATACACGTCTTTTGCATTTGCAACTATGCCAAATGTACCATAATGCATCATAAATCTTGAGTTGGGCGACATGATTCGTTTATCAGCAGCTTGCAATATAATCCCACCCATGCTCATGGCTTTTCCATAAACAATAATAGTTACATAATTTTTACAAGCTTTAATAGCATCGTAAATGGCAAGACCGTCGTATTCGTCCCCACCCGGATTATTCATAATAATAGTAATGGGTTGATCGCCTTTTGGCGCAGCATTATCTAATATATGGAGTGCTTTTATAACGCGCTCTGCCATGACCGAGTCGGTACCTGATTCTCCGTACTCTTGAGAACTTTCAGCACTTCCCATGTAAAGTGTTCTACTTGGGATATGGAGATCGTAATCATATAATTTATCGACATCATCACGGTTTATTTTTCTCGACATAAGTCCTACTCAGAAATAATTGCGTATACTTGTGAATCTTCCATAATGCAAAGTTCTAATCCACCAATTCTAGTTTGTTGGTAATTAGTTCCGAAATATACTTTTTGACCTACTTGCAAATCCTTTGAAGCGGAATCTCCCACATAACGGATAGTGCCTGAATATTCTTCAGACTCTGGCATGACAATGCCCAAATTTTTATTGTTTTGGACTTTCTTTGTCTTTTCGATAGCTACCCGATTACCCCTGAGATTGACTTGCTGTTGACTCATTTGAAGCCTCCGCTGCTTGTTTCTTTTCAGAACGAGAAACACGGTTTAGAGTGATCTGCGCAAGCATCTCTTTGTTTTGTCCGAATTCTACTTCTTTAGTTTCTCCTGATTTCATTCCAATGATAGCAGATTCGAGTTCTAATCCCAAAGTTTGACCAGAACCAATTTGAGAGATTCTTAATTTAGATGTACCTTGATATTCAGTTTGTTCTTTCATTTTAGTCTTAATCTCAAGACGTACGACATCATTTTTCTCGACTGAAGATTCGGTCTTTTTAAGACCTTGGTTTTGATCTTCAATATCTGCAACTTTGTTTGCTAAATCTTCTTTAGTATATCCCATCTTTTCAATAAGAATAGTTTCTAATACTACGATTCTAGAAAACATCGACTCTAATGTAGAAGCTGTTTGCGTTGAAAGATTGCTTCCCAATTGATTTACGTAATCAACTACCATTTGTTCAATATGAGGACCAAGCTGAGCTAGTGCTGCTCGGCTTACCATGTTCCCCATTGATTGTTGTAGTCGTTGTTGTCCTTTTTTATTTCCCATTATTTCTCCCTTTTATTAAACGTTTAAATGCCAATTTGATTAAACCAAAAAATGATAAAGACGTGAACTGTTGAACCTGACTTTTCAAATTTGAAACCATAACCTCTTGATCAACCGTTGTTATCTCAAACAATCGATCCTGTAAGCTAGTTATATACGTTTGTGCTGGAACTACAGTTTTGAAAGGCGTTAAAGTCAATAATTCAACCCCACGAGCTCTGTGATATTTAAAAACTTGACCAACTTGTATATTTTCTTTTTTAAGAATGAAAGCAATGTCTTCAGCCTCTTGTGGGGAATATCCAGCCCGACGAACTCTATTTTCGCTTTCAAAATCAAATACATCTTGAGTAATTTCCTCAAAAGCAGCGTCTGCTTCTTGGGCAACTTTTAGTTGCTCAGGACTCATACTAGCTCTTACTTTTTTATGATTTTCTTCAAGTTTTTTGAATTCTTGAGCGTCTATAAATGATGACTTTTTCATGGCAACAATACCACCTTCTCTAAAGGAACATTAATAGTTGGACCCGAATCTGTCTTAACTACCACATAAGGGGCATCGAGTCCGACGACAGATCCAGTTATCTGGACGTTTTGATCGTTAATAACTTGTACTTTTTTATTTGCCAAATGACGATTGTTCATAGCAAAATTCATTTTATCGTTATGATTCATCTCTTGTTTACCCTTTTTAAGGGTTTGCTCTGGCGTATATCCACCGTCTTGAATTGGTGCAGATGGCGTACTATTTTGAGACTTATTTAAGACTTTATTTGCAACCAACATTACAGCTTCTAATTGTTCTTTAGAGAGGGCAGGTTGCGCATCTGTAGATACTTCGGAATCTGACTCAATAGCTTCTATTAATTTAAGAAGATATGGTTCAATCTTATCTACGATCTCTTTTTGAACATCTTTAAAGTCAACGCAATGTGTATCATTTTTAATCAGATCAGCAACGTAGCTGACATAATCGATCTTCTTCTTTTTAAGCTGTAAAGCTTTGATTTGTGCATCAATTTTAGACATTGCTTCTCCGCCCACGTATGGTCTTAGAGAATAATATCTATTGGGCTTTTTCAGGTGAATTAGTTTTGAAGCTTTTCAAAAATGTACTGTTTCCACTTATCCAAACCAATGTAAGTTGGCATACCATCAGACGTAAGTGCGAAACCGGGTTTTAGTTCGATCATTTGAGAACATCTCTCGTTTGGATGAGTTGCCCCAATTACCGGATTCCAAGCGTCTGTTTTTTTACCGTAATTAGATCCATTAGCAAGTAGAGTTGACAACTTATAAAGTTTAGGACTTCCATCATCGTCATCATAAAAGCGTCTACACCATTTACATGTTTTAGCATCTTTTACAGTCACTCTATACACGTAAATTTCGTCCAAATCAGAATCCCGATTATCACTAACAATACGATCTACAGATGCAATACCAATGGCATTTGACATTTCAGTCAAAGCAACGCGCATCCAATCTCGATTACCATCTCCAGCTGTATCTTTTAATTTTTGTTTTAATTTACCTAAAGATGACTCTTTTACTAATTCATCGACGATGTCGTCTCTATCTAGATTCTGAAGAGCATTCATTTTATAGGTATCATTGTTCTCTCGAATAATACCCTCGATTTTAGTCATTTGATCTAATTTTAATTTTTCAATTAATTGTTTAGTTTTGTCGTTAATATTCTCAATCGTGTATTCGTGGGCTTCGCCTACTGGCTTAAGTCCTTGAACAGATTGTTGTGCCTTCATGTCTTCCACAGATTTAGGATCCGTTGGTTGAACGGGATGGTTGATAAAGTTGTGATTATAAACTAAAGACATTAGTGAATCTTGGTTAGATACGTCGATTCCTTGAGCTTCTAATTCTTCTAATTCTTTAGGTGTTAAAGCATCCCGACCCAATACAGAAATAATCAGTCGCGAATAGTGCTTCTGAATAATAGATCGTATTTCTTCGATAGTTGCTTTTTTAGTTACCATAACGTTTTAAATAATCCTTATCTAAAGCTTCACCGATCTCAGTAATCATATCTTGGTGTATTTTTTTAAATGTTTCCTCGAAGCGCTCCGCTACGGCAGCCATAGCTGGATCTTGAAATTGATGACTAGAATGTACATCACCAGAGGCGTGGTGATTTAATGCCTTAAAGATTAAATCTTCAGCCTCTTGTAAGGTTTCACCTTTTTCTAAAAGAATTTTTAACTTAGCCATATTAGTCCTCTATTTTATAGACTTCTACGGTTAATTGTTTAGACTTTCTTAGTGATTTTTCTACAAATGGTTGATTATTCATATGAAGAGCGCCTTCTCCATAAATATCTTCGTTTGGAGGAACTTGCTGTTCTTGAGTACCGCCCGCCTTCATTTGTTCTTTTTGAAGTTGCATTTGTTGGTCAAGCTGAGCTTTATGCTGACGTTGCTGCTCTTTACGATCTTCAGCTTGCTTTTTTAAGGCTTTAGGAGAGAACTGCGTATACCAAGTCATGAACTCGGATCCTAAAATTACATCATCCATTCCTGGCAATGGTGGAAGACCATCTTCAGCTCGAAGTTCATTTACTGTCTTTTTAAATTTAGACTCTTCTTTTTGTCGATTTAAAGTTTGAGTAGAGTTTTCACCGTTACAGCCTGTAAATTTAATTACGAATCTGGCATCAAATGGTTTTATAATTTGGTCATTTATAAATGTTTGTAAATGTTTTAATAGTGGATACAGACCCTTATCTTTAGAATTTTGAGTCTTTTCTTTAGTGTCATCTTTAGAACCTAGACCGCCGCCTCCGCCTTCAGCTTTAAAGTGGATACCCATCTCAGCAGGATCAATTTGATAGATTGCACCAATCATAGTAATTAAGTAACGCATCCAGCCTTCGAAACCAATGTCGTTGTGGTTTTGAGTTAGTGGAATCCAATTCACATCTTCGACACCAGCAAAGATCGGTGTTTGAAAAGAGTTGCGTGCACCTTTTAACATATGATGCCACTGCGTTCTTACGCTTTCAACTTTACGTCTGTTTAAAGCTGCTTTGATATGTAAGATACCTTTTGCAGAGAATCCTTGTGTGAAGTAAGCTTGATTATAATACTCAGCATTTAGATGGCCAGTAACCATCGCTACTAATAACTCAAGCTCTGCAATACCATATCCGTTATTATAAATGTCTGTATTTACGTTACGAATACCTACTGCCATTTCATCAGCAGTATATGCACGTTCTACTTTTCCACGGATAACTTGAACGTATTTGTATGCATCTTTTTCTAAAAGATCCTCTCTAAGATCGATTACTTTTTGACGTGCTTGAGCTTCTTCAGATCTTTCGGGATATAGAATATCGATATTGTAAAAATTTTGAGCAGCATCTTTATATTTACGTAAGTCTCTTGACGCCTTTTTAATAGTTCCGCCATCTACTGGAAACCAGTGATGAGGTCTTCCTGCACGGTCTGGAACCTTCTCCACCGCGTAGTTATCGTATGTTAAAGAATCTCGAACCATGGCACGAAGCGCGGCATCAAAATTCCACTTCTGAGTTTCGAATGGTCTGTTGTCAGTCTTGCCGCAATTTAGAATATATTCTTCAACTGCTTTTTTAGCTTTTTCAAATTGCTCTTCCATTTTAGCTCTAGCTTTTCTTTCAAGCTCAAATTCTAGCAATTCTACTTCATCATCTGATTTACTATCGTCAGACGGGTTTTTATCTTCGGTACCTTCCATTGACGATTGATCTTCAAGATCTGCCCCGCTATTCATATCTGATTTTTGAATTGGGTTTTCATCATTTTGATCAGGTTGAGAAGCTTCTTCTGGTGTTTCGGTTGCTTCGTTTTTCTCACCAGTTAAGATTTCTTTAACCTTCATCTCAGCTCGTAGTTCTTCTTTAATTTTAGCTAAGATAGACTCCTCATCTTTGAGTTTAATCATGAAACCTTTTTCTTGTTCAGATTTAACTAATTGAGAATGGCTAGATACTTGATTTTGGCGAGTTTGAATAACTGCAGCAATAGCAGAATCCTGATATGACATTTGTTTAAGATGTCCGTTTTGAATCCTATAAGGTTTGTCTGTCCAACCTTGGGAATGTAAAGAATAGCTAGGATCTTCAATTACGGCTTTACCGAAAAAGAAGTCACTCTGGTCTTCAATATTTGAATTGATGATTGTAGTTTTAGCTTTAAAAATCTGCGTGTCCAGGTACGCATTTCCGGCTTCCAGGACTTTTTGAAAGATAGATATATTTTTGTTATCCGGTTTCTGCATCTTATTTCCTCTGTAATTTCAACTATTTGTATCAAAATGGTACGTTGATATAAATAATAGTCGCTATAGCATATTGTATCAAATTGACTATCCTAGAAAACAAATTGTGCACCAGAGTCCGCTTCATCATCTTCCAGGTCTTCTTTTCTAACCAACTTACCAGTTTTTGGATCCTTTTCAAATTGTTCGGAGTTATCCATCACATTCTCAGATAAGTGACCAGATTGGACTAACATATCTGGACTTGGGGCTTTACCAATAGCTCGACCCTGACTATCCGTTTTAACTCCATAAGTTTCCCCGGCGGCCGCAGATACAACCTCAAAAACGCCTTGTCCAACTTCCTGTGTAGCCAAGAAAGCCGATACTGCCAAGGAATCCGCAAAGTCATCTGTTCCTCCCGCCGGGTGACCAATCTTGATATTTCCAGATTGACCCTGTTCGACTATCAATTCCTTTAACTCTCTAGTTTGAATCTCGTTATCTAAGAGATCGATCTGTTGTGAGTGTACTAACTTTTTAAGATTCCAGTATATCTTTTTCTTAAATGCTGGAGTAAATACATATTCTTTAAGATTTACTCCATAAGTTCCAAAGATTTCTTTTAAAGGTTGAAACGAGTACTGGTCAGCGGCAACTTCATCAATGTTAAATTGTTTAGTCACGTTTCTAATAAACTCTGCAACTTCATAGGCAGATACTGGTTTTTGTTTTGTACCTTCCCAAGATTTAGACATATATTGTTTGAGTTTACCATTAACATACGCCGTGACTGAAAATGTAAATCTATCACCCTTGTACGCGGCATCGATTGCTGCTGTATATTTAGTTGCATCCGCTTCTGGTGCCATGAACGTTACTTTTTTAAGAACGGCCATGTCAATATATTCAGGAGTAATAAAGAAACTTAATGAGTCTGCAAAATTACCACGATACTCTTGATCGAACGATTCTGCATCTAAATCAAATTCTTCTTTAAACTCCTCGCTTGGAACTACGTCATCTGGAGTCATTACCCATGACGGAGCTTTAAATACTGCGTAAGACGGAGGAAGTTCTCCTGCTCGGTGTTTCTTGTACTCACCATATAGAACACCTTGTTTAATACCAGGAGACGATAACTTGATGAGCATTCCAAATTCACGGAACTGTTTCATGGCCGGACGTACGGCTTTCATGATTTTAGCATCAGTTTCCTTCATGCTTTCATCTAAGTTCCAGAATGCAATCTCGTCGCAAAGAATTGCGCAAGCTGCAACTCCCCGTGTAGTTTTACTCGATGCAGCTGCAACCTTAATTTGAACCCTTGAATATTGGATTTGAGTACCGTTGATAATCCAAGGTACTTTAAGATTCATAGTTGATGACGTATTCTTTTTATCTTTATTAATCAACGCACTTAATACATGAGAACTTTCAATCAATGTACGTATGATCTCTAAAACCTCGTCAGAGAACTCACGAGAGTGGGACATAATAAGAACCGTTGCAAAGGGTGTCTTTTTAAGGAACGGTTTCCAATTATTAGAAATAGCGCAATAAATAGAAATAACAGCTGATAATAAAGTCTTACCAGAACGACGACCACATATGAGATCGATTTTGTTGATCTTGATGTCTTTTAACTTTTTAGGATTGTACTTCTCATCCGTTAAAAATTCATAGATTTCGTACTCAGTCATTAAGACTGTTTTGAATTTAATAGACGCGCCATCTCGTTCTTCAAATCTAACTTTTTTACGGGTTACAGAATCCAGTTCTTTATTAAAAACTATTTTAAGAATTACTTCTTGGGCTGGCGTCGGATCTAGATCTAAAAACCCACTAGCTTTTACAAAGTTCTCAATCGGGTCTTGCTTGATCTTCTCAACAATCTTATTAAAAAGCACAGCAAACTGTTGCTGACTAAGCTTAGATATATCCAAAAGAATATCCTCCAGCAGTTTTTCTATAACCTTTTAAAACGCTATGAATGTTTCCGGCGCTAATATTTAATAATTTAGATGCTTCTTTAATTCCAGAATAAACTAAACCATTAGAACACTTTATTGGTATTCTCTTTTTCATGTTAGGTTTACCGGTTAAAGATTTAGATATTTTATTAGAATGTTCTAAAGTTCTATGTGGCTTTTTTTTGCCCTTAAGAGCTTTAGAAACTCCTATCTTCATTCTTTCTAAAGACTCTCCAATTAATGCTCCACCGTCTCCACCTTTAGTTAAATTGTACAAAGGGGACATCGTTTTAATAAAATGTTTTTCTGAAATATTTAAGTCCTCTAAAGACTGGCATACTTTTAAGACTTCTAACCTAAACGAAGATTTACCGTATTTTTTAATTGCATTTGATAAATACCTACAATTACTTGAATTTCTGCAATGTTTTTGCCACCTAAGTTCAAGTGAACCTGTAGTTTTTCCTATATAAAAATCACTAGTAATAGAGTTTACAATTTTATAAATAATCATTCTCTGTCCTCATCCCCGTGTTTCTTTTGTGAGAACAGATCCGTAAAACTAGCATCTAGGACATTTGGATCTGTAATGTTATCAATATCTTTAGGCTTATTGATGATAGCGTCAATGTGACCTAGCATTTGTTTTAAACCTTCAGATAAAGATACGCTTTCTTTTAATTGTGTAATTTCATGGGCAACGTTTGGAAGTTTAATTTGTAGAGGAATTCCATTCGTATCTTTCAATATCTCGTTAGTAATTGGATGTACTTTATAAAAGTGACCATACCGCGCGTAATACGCAGCATAATCTTCTAACATCTTCTCTATTTGAATGATTCTCATCTTTTTAAACTGATTTTCTAGATTCATCAGTTTTTCAGCTTGACCCAATTGTATATTTTGTAACAACTGTAAGCCGTGCTTAATGTGAGCTGCTCTTAGCTTATCTAATTGCTCATTTGATATGAATTGCTGAACTAGTTCAACTGGTAAGTTGTACTTCATAGCGAGCTCGGGAGCTGTAGTCCCTTCGCATATATATTCATTTTTAATCTTCTCTAGACCTAAAGTGTTTCCGTCTAAAGTGATTACCATTGATTTGTTTTTATCGTCAGAGTCCATATTTTATTCCCAGTGCTCATTATATCAACTGGGAATAAAAGTATAGCCGACTATAAATATCTAGCTACCAGGTTTTTATAGATAGCTCTATTTCTTTTTACAGTCGGAGTATTCTTTACTCCCGCGTTATACCTAGTCCAGTACTCCGAATCGTTCTTACCATACTTCTTTTTAAAGTCTGATAAAACAATTGCAGACGCCTCTACCGAATAAGTTAAGTCGGACATTAACTTAACTTGGTCAAATTTGTAACTTTTGATAGTTTTGTGATTGATTTGACCTATGCCAAAGTCAACCGCAATACAATCCCGTTCACCTGTAGTTATTGATATACCACATTTGAGATTCTTGGCCGAGATTTTATATGCAGATTCTTGCATTAACATCGCAGCTAGAACTCTAGAAGAGATACCGTGTTTCTTACTCTTCTTTACGATCGTTTCCGCTAACTTCAGGGAGTAATCCTTCTGGAGCTTCGGATGGTTTTTCTGAATCTGATTGAACACTTTCAAGACTTCCGGTTTTATTAATTGTGGTTGATTCGGAAGGCTTTGGTTCTTGTTTATTTGGCTCGAGAGCAATAGTGTTATTGTTATTAGTAGAGTTTTCATTTTTACCTCCTGTTAAGGCTTTTTGTACTCTTTCTATCGCCATTTGCATAATTTTAGGATCATCGATTACTCGAAATCTAAAACTAGGTAACAACTGGCTTAATACTTCGTGTACTTCCGTAAAGATCTGTTTTTTACGGAATTTACGTCCAAACCATGATAGTTCTAATAAAACTAACATAGATTTGTTTTCGCGATAAATGAGAAGCTCAACCTCCTTGATTCGTTTGCTTACCATCAATATGTTGAATTTAATCGTGTTGATAGCTTGGGGATGGTTTAATAATTCCATCTCCATGATCCACTTAATTCCTTCATATTGAAACTTACTCTTATCCATATCTATATATTATCCAACTATACTTGTGACGGACACCTAAAAAGTAGCCACGAATGTCCCATTGCGATACTATCTCCAATATCTGCATCATATTGATTCGTCTGAGGATCCAGGCTTAGTCCAAAATTAGAATTGACATGTCGACATGCTAAATCTTTTGCGTCATAAATGGGTAATTTTGATACGCCACGTCCAAGTTCTTTATTGAGTTTTTTAGCTTCTTTATTTGCAAGTTTATCGGCGTCTGTTAGTTTCAAATTGAGATGTGTTCTCCATCCGTCGGACCCTGTAACGTCGTAGTACTGTACTATATCGATAATTTCTTGATTATTATGAAGAAAGATCCAATGTAGACCATCTAATACTTTTTGACCAATTCTTTGCTTAGATCCTGCAATCTCTTCGATTACTATGTGGGAAGGTTTAAAGTTTTCTATTAAAGATCTAAGCTGAAAAGATAGATCAATCATTTTAGTTAGTTGTTGCTTAGGATATATCATTTTTGATAAGCCTTTTGTAGACGGTTTCAACGTTCCATATGAAACGAGTTTCTTCGTTTCTATATCAAAAACAGACCATCCAGTACAGGTAGTACTAAGATCCAGAGACAGCAGAATCTTCATCTATTACTTCCTTAAAACGTTCGGTTAAATTCTTATCCTCTAATATCTCTGATTTCTCATATGGCGTAATTCCAACGTATCCGCAATTATCGCACGTGGTTTGATCGCTTCTTTTAGCTTTGGATTTGTGGCCGCAATTTACGCACCAATAAAATTCTACTTTCATATATCATCAATCTTCTTTCTACGTTCGCCCTTCTCATTTAGAAGATTTCTAGAAACTGACTCTTTTAATCCATTTTTTAGATTTATTTGAATAGTTTCATCCCCAAGTACGTCCCTAGAGTGGTTCCTAGCTCTCGCTTTTAGCATTTTATCAGAATCTTTAAGTTTAGATTTACCCTCAGCCGCGTTAGCAGAAATCATAAACTTTTGATTAGGAGCTGTAATTTGTTGCTCCATATTAATCAATAGTTCCCCGTGCGGGCACGTAGGTATGTCTTTTTTAAGAGTCTCTTTTGTCTTATCACATACTGGACATTTATAAAGTTTTAAGGCCATTACGGTCTCGACTCTCTAGATGTTCCGTCTTCGAGTCTTACGAAGAACGTATTATCCACAATGTTTTTAAAGATACTGTTATGTTCGATAAGTACTACTGGACACTTTCTATCTTTAAGAAGATCTAAAGACTTTTCCATACTAATCTCGCTCAAGTCTTTAAAGTATTCATCAAAGATTAGAATTCCTAACTTAGAGGATTTTCTATTTGATACAAGATCTGAAATAGCTAAATCTACTGCTAAATTGAATCGGCGATTTTGACCACCAGATAACAGACCTAAACTACGCTCTTTACCGTCTAACACGATCTTTGATTCGATCTTTTGATCTTCTGTTGTAAACTTAACAGTTGCTTCCATGTCAAATAATTGAGATAGATATTCATTTGTTCTGTGATTTAATTCTTTAAGAGCATTTGTAAATACGTGGGTTTTGATTTCTTTAAAACCCTCTTTAAGAGTTTCTAAACGCTGGGCATGAATGTTTGCAACCTCTATCAAATTTTTAAGTTCTTCAATTTTAACTGTAACATTAGATACTTCTAAATCTAGAGCAGCCAGTTTAGCTGTATCTTGAGAAACGTCAGGCTCTCCCAATTGATTTAATGAATTTTGTAGTTGTTGTAGTTGCTGATTATAATTAGCTAGTTGGTTGCTTAAAGTTCCATGTTGGTTAACTAACTGAGCATGCTCATTTTTCTTTTGATTTGTTTGAAATATAGCCTGATCAATTTGAGTAATTACTCCCCTAATTTCAACTTCTTGCTTGTTTAGTTCGTCCATAGATGGGATTTTATTTTGGTCTAAATATTGAGATACGGCCTCGAGTTGCGCTAAGATGCTTTGCATTTCAGCAGCCATGGACTCTTGTTCAGTTACATTATTTTGTAACTCTTGTTGAATTTGAATATCGTACTGGGCTGCTTGATCTTTAGCCTGCGCTTCTATTTGAGTAATTTCTTGGCGAATAGATTCTAATTCTTTTTGAGAATGGCTAGTATCCGCTGATGCTAGTTCAGTTCCACATGATGGACAGATCTTTGTTGGATTTGCTATAAAATCTTCTAGTTGTTTTACCTTGGTCAAAAGGCGGTTACGGCTTTGGTTTTTATTTAGATCTAATGCAAAGTCTCGATTCGTCTCTAGGCTTAATATTCTAGGACTTTTAGTGGTTTTAGAAGTTTGAAGTTTCTTTTCTAAGTTTGAATACTTAGTAGCTAGTGTTTGACCTTCAAATTCTTTACTCTGGATTGCTTTTTTAACTGAATCAACCTGACTCTTTTGATATGTAACCCCTGATAGTTGGGTTCCATAATCAGCTTTAGCTTTATTTAGTTCAGCCTCATCATTAGCTAAAGCTTGTAAATCGATTGCAGATGCTTTTTGAACTATTGCTTCCATATCAGATTCTGTACGTTTGACGTGTCCAGAAACCATATCACGTTGTTGGGTCAGCATGTTTTGTTGCTCTTTATGCTTTTTAATCTTGTCAGCAATAAAAGAGTTCAACATCGTTTTTTGAGAATTTAGATTGTTGAAGTTATTCTCTTCAACAGTTAGTTGGTTTTTAAGTTTAGTAATTTTATCGTTTTCAAGCTTCAATAGATCCATTACCTCTTTACGGGCTTTATCAAAAACCTGAAGATTTTGAATACTAGACAGAATCTTACCCTTATCTTCTTGATTAGAAGATAGAAACTTTTTATCGTAGTTTTGAGCAAAGTATACAGATTGGCAGAATGTTTCAAAATTACAACCAATGTATTCTTCAATAAATGTTTGAGTCTCTCTGGCGTCTTTACCCTTAATAGTAGCGCCCGCCTTCATTATATATAAGTCGTGTGGCTTGCGAGAGCGAACGATAGCGTCGCCGTTGTCAAACTCTAACACTACAGAACACGAGGTTTCTCCGTCTTTAATGACATCGTCAATGTTTGCATCTTTTGGGACTTTACCAAAAATACACCACGAAACAGCATTAAGGATTGCAGATTTACCAGATCCTTCAGATCTTTGGTCATCTTCATTCCACCCGTCCACCAGGGTAGCACCTTTAGTTACATTAAAATGTAATTCTTTCCACGACAAGAAATTGGTTGCTTTAATACTACTTAGCACCGACAGCCTCCAAGATTTCTAGACCTAATTTAATAGTGTCCTTATCCAATTGTTTGATGTTTTTACCCCACTCTTGGAATTGTGTTTTATTGTCTAAACTTTCGTCTAAATTAGTCTTAGCGTCAATTTTAGTCTCTGATTTGTCTTCCCACTTAGTTACTTCTGGATACTTAGACTTATCAAATTTGATAACATCTTCAGTTGTTCCATATAGCTGAACTCGGTTTATATTCGACTCATTACCAGCAAGAAACTCTTGAAGCTTCTTTTCAGCACCTTTCTTAGAAAGATCAATTTTAATACTCAAATGGCGCGGAAAAGATGTAGGAGTTAATGTGAGAGTATCGTCTGATAGACAGTAAGTTCCTAATACTTTATCTTGATTTGCTTCTCCAAAAGAGTGACTGAACGGTGTTCCCAAATACGTGAAGTTTCCTGTTTGTTGTAATTTGTGAAAGTGTCCAGAAATGACTCTTTTAAATTGTTTAAAATCGTCATGAGTTATGATTCCGTCTTCACATAAATGACCGTTTCCGAAGTCGAATCCAGATACTTCAAAGTGTCCAACTATAATTTTGTCTTGAGGATTTTCAATAGCATTAAGTTCTTCCTTTAACTTAGCCTTGTCGTGGATGTACGGAAAGAACACGAATGGCAAAGTTGGGTGAGATCTTACTGTATCAATTATAGTAACATTGGGGAGGGCCGCTAGAGCTTTTAACGAGTGGTCTTTACATTCAAGATTGAACCAATCATGGTTTCCTACGATAATAATATGCTGAAGTTTAGATCTACTAAAGTAGTCATAAAATGCGTTTAAACACTTTCCTCTGATAACTTCTTTAGTGTCTAAGAGGTCACCAAGCCATACGCAATGGCGACCTAAGTTCTCAACTGTATTAAATAGTACTTCACCCTTGTCTAAGGATTTAGGAGTGATATGTGGGTCGCCAATAAATGTAAAGAGATCAAGCATAAATTCCCCAACTCTCGAACGAGTATGTCTAATCGTTCAGTGATGAAGTAATTATAATCAACTAATCTAAACAGCATAAACAAAAGAAATAAGTTATAAATCTTATTCGCCTTCTTCAGATACCTGGTCAGTCGGATTAATGCCTTCTGATGTAATTTTAAGTTCGACTTGTTTTGGGAGTAAGATTGATTGTCCATCTTCGCCTTTCAAAGCTTTAGCATAGTGGTTTTTATAAACATTCCAAATAACAACGGCGCCTGCTCGAACCTTTTCGCCCTTAACAGTACGTTCATACCAACCTTTACGAGCTGTTTGAAGGGTTAACATAGAGAAGAAATTGATTGCATCTCCACCAGCGTTTGATTTACCTGGAGAGTTTAAATTATCATACGTGCGGTTTACTAGCAATACTGCGATTGGATCTTTTGACATTTTTGCACGGAGAGCTGAAAGGCCCAATCTATTAGTTTTCGCAGCTCCACCAACCATAGCCGTTTTTTGAGTCATCTCTAAAGATGCATCACGAACTGATGTAGTGTTACCGAAAGAGTCAAATACTACTAGTACTTTTGCCTCTGGATAATCAACATAAATAGAATCTACAGCTTTGAGCATTAATTCAAATGCTTCTTCTGTAATTGAAGAATAAATACAAACTACACCATCTGGATCAATACCGGCTGAGATTAAATCTTCAGGTCCAGTCTTTCCTTCAGTTTCCACGTAAACAACGGCACAACCTTGTTGTTGGGCTCTCTTCATTGCATCCAACGAAATTGACGTTTTACCTGAGTCAGACTTACCGGCTACTTGAACCATATGTCCAAATTTTAAACCCATAATTCCAAATTTAGATTTCCACCAATCAGCCATTACCACATAATCATTTGGATCGTTGGAGATAGTCTCTAATGCTTGACCTAATCCAATTTGTTGAGCCATCTTTTTGTCGTTTTTATAGTTATCTTGAACGCGTTTAATTGTTTTTGAAAAGTCAAACTTCTTTTCCATAATATCTCCTATGGTCTTTCTGCAGCAATTTGCCTAAACATTACGTGAGCGTTTCCAAATATTTCAAAATGACGTTTTGTCCAATTGATTTCAGCATCTACTAGTTCTAAAGAACTTCTAGCTTGCGCGTATTCTGGATCAGCTTCAGCATTAATTTTATTCTCAGTAACGTTTTTACCGGCCTGTCTCATTAAAGCTTGAGCATACGTAGCTTTTTCTAGAGTAGATGCAGTAACTTTAATATCGTCTAATGTTTTTAAATGATTTGATAAATGGGATTGAACTACAAGAAATTTAGCAGCACGATTGCGGGCGTCAATAATAGCATCCCGATCTATAGTAATTAGATCGAGATATTGATTAACTAAATTTTGAAGTTGCTGGTAATCTAACATATGTGAATCCTATCAAAATTCCATGCTAACGGACAAGCCTACACTTTTATCAGATCCAACTTTTCCACCTAAATAAAAAGGACCTAGTATACGTCGATGGGCTTCTAATTCATAAATTATGGTGTCTCGTTCTGATACTTTTGCACGAGCTCCTAAACCAACTAACCATTGTTTTTGAGCAGCTTTCATCGTCTCAGAAGTAGACGTCTCTTTTTTAGTCGACTTATCGATTACTTCAGTTACGATTTCTTTAGAACCATCCGGACGAACTACCTCTTTAACAATGGTTCTAACGTCGTTTCTAACGACTTCTTTTACTGTTTCTGTATTTTTAAATTCTACTTGCGGAAAGTAATATCGCGTAATTCCAGCAGAAGCTGCGGCAACTAAAATCATTAATATAATAGTATTTCTTAGACTCATAATTTCTCCTTAATAAATTTATTTACATTTGCTATTAAATCGGACATGGTACCGTTATTATCCAGCTCAATACATAAGTGCTTAAACTGTTTCCAACCTTGTTCAGATGCGTGAGTATCCGCTGCAGCTGCGTCTTCTGCTTTTTTATTATTAACATAAACTGGAATAAAATCTTTATTGTCTTTTAAAGCATCAAACTCTTGAGGGAATCTTAAATCCGTGGCGACTGTAATTACTTCTGGATTTAGCTTTTTAAGAGTAATATTCACATGGATATTCTTGTCTAAAGGGTGTAGGACTTCTGTTCCAACGTATTGAAGTATTTTACGAGGTGTATCAAAAACTTGACCCATATGGGGACGTATATGTTTGTCATAATCAAAGGCTTGAATATCAAATTCTTGGAATATTTGCTCAATAGCTTCTTTGGTTAGTCTAACATAAGTTTCCAATTCAGCTTCTTTAAGTTTAGTATCTAAAAAATATTTAATGTCAATTTTAAAAACTTTAGCACAGGTCTTTTTTAAATGACCAGCAAATGCCACTTCTTCGGTTGCGGTGTTTACGGCTTGTCTAAAAAGTTCAGCCGAAGTTGACTTTCCACTTTCTTTTGCTCCGCAGAATGCTACTAATTTTGCCATCAATACTCCTATTTAGAATCTTTCAAATTATCGCAAATAACAGGTTCAGCTATCATAACAACATCCTCTTTAAGAGGGATAGTATAAATATTGTCTTCCATGCCAGACTGTAAAACTTCTTTAGCTATTTCCGCTTGATCTTCTTGAGCATAGCACGTAATTTCGTCATGTACCTGCAAAGCTACCCACGCATTTAAGTTTCTAGCTTTAAAACCTCTAGTTGTTGTCAGCATTCCCATGTTGGCAATATGTCCAGCTAAACCTTGGATTGGATGATTTTTAGCATTATTTAAGTCGGCTTTCAGAAGTGATCTAATGTAAGACCATCCACCTTTTTGTTTAACACCGTCTTTTCCATATTTATCCATGCTAAAACTCATGCCTAAAGTTTCAGCTAGTGCAACCAAATCCTCTTCTGTAAGATTAAATACAACATTGCCCGTAAGTTTATCTTTAATAATCGCAGATGTACCGTTTAATCGAGCTTTTCCTGTTTTAAGAAAATGTTCAATTTTTACCATTTTATCATCATAATTTCCATAAGACGAAGGCTTGGCTCCAAAGAAATCACCGATCTTTTTAGCATATTCAAAGTGTCGACGTCTTCCATATTTAGCATCAACATAGCCATACTCAACAGCCATATACTCTTGGTGTGACATATATTGTTGTAGATTGGGATAGGTCGCTAAATATTTATCTCTAATCTCTTTACCCTTATTCATGTCTGGACGTTCTTCATATATACCATACTCGTTTGGCTTTTCAGAACGAATAGTAGCACCCGTCATATTTGCGCATTGCGCATCTCCGGCTCCGTAAGGAATACCTAAAACTATTGGTTTTACCCATTTACGACCTTTTGGATATGCCTTTTTTAAGAAGTTTGGAGCTTTAGGATCTGCGGAATACTGACCTTGAGTATCGAACATATCGCAATAAACTTTAGAATATAGATCTAAACCTTGTTTATAAACAGCTTTAATTTTATCCTCTCGAGATTCATACGCAAAGCATCTAGGCTCAAGCGAAGAGTAGTCTGCGTTAATAATCTTGTAACCTGGAGGAGCTATGAATCCTTTTTTAATAGCGGATGGTCGTGGAATATCATACTCGACGTGTCCACAATTATTGCAGATTCTGTTGGCCATGCATTCGATGTATTCATCTAATGTGATCAGGCCCGTTTCAGTTCCGTCTTTATTTAAACGCTTTGCTTCGCATTTGTGACACTCATCTAATGCTTCGTACTCATCATCAACGCGGGGTAGGGTTTGTAAGTTATAACCACCAGAACAAGAGAATCGACCAGATGTTGTACCATTCTGCTTCATATCCATATACATCCAGCCATCAATTTGAAGTTCTAGAGCTGGTGCCACATACGTAGAAAGGATCTTTTGAATCTTTTTATATTTTAAGAGTGAGTTTACCCACGGGTATTTAGGAAGTAAGTGTTCCTTGATCGCCTCTGCATCAATCGACGGTACCCACTCTTCTGTAGTAGAGCCATCTGTTTTAGGAAATTTACGACGCTCTTCTTTAAGTTTATCAAAAAATAACCAAATTAAATGTGCATTTGAGTTAAGATTAAAACGATACCTACGCTCCTCTACCTCTTCGTAAAGTTTTTGTTTGATTTCGTTTAATTTAGCTTCAGAATATTTAATTTCGTCTTGATCTAATAGGTACCCAAAGATCCAATGAGGATTCTCTTCATACGCTTTTTTAACTGCAGCCTTCGAGATAGATTCTTTCATCTCTCCGCTTTTCTTATCAAGAATCTGGGGTATTGCTACTCCCTCTAATTCCATGATCTTTTTAACTAATCTTTGATGAGATACTGCCTCATCTAAAGATTTACCTTTATCAAAATCAGTTAAGAATGGAGTAATATCTTTAATAAATTGATCCTCAAGCTCCATCAATTTTTTTGAATTCTGATCATATAGTTTTTGGAAATGAGGAACGTCTATGTAAACGCCTTTACGTTTCATGTCTACAACGACTTCTTTACATACTGGCATTACTTCATCATCGAATATCCACTTCTCAGTTTGAGAATATTGTTCTCGACGCTCTTTTGCTATTTCTGTTAAAATAACTTCCACCAGGCCGTGTGTAAGAAACGTATCCGCACAAGCGTATTTCATTTGTGGCTCTAAATCTGCTCTCCAAACTTCTCGACCCTGTCCGCCGTTAAGTATGATGGAACCTTTTAGTTCTTTTTTCTCTTGATCGGCCATGGCCCATGGATTAATACCTAGTTGTTTTTGATAAACTATCGCAGATTCTTTTAATCCGACAGATTCGTTCTCGTTGGCGATATGTGCTAGTAATCCACCGTCGGCAACTAGATTATCTTTTAAATCTACATTAAAACAAATATATGTGTGATTAATATCGAACGGGGCGTTCCACATAAAGAGTTGGGCCTTGCCGAACCATCTTTGCATAATGGGTCCAACCCATTCAGGATAATCTACATCTTTTGGTTTGACATTTTCTGGGTGTATTTTACCAGTCCACGGATTTACAAAATGTCCATCTGTAAAAACTTCCATTTTGATCTTATCTTTAGTTCTTGATTTTTTAGATTTAGGGTCTGGTACCCATACCAATAGAGGTACATAAAAACCTTTATGTGAATCTACTGAAAACGAAAAACCAACAATTGAAGTTTTATACAACTCCAACCCGTTGGTTTCAGTATCGTACGACATTAAATTAAATTTAGGATTCCCATTGGAATCCATTAAGAAATCATCAACCTGCTTGATTAGTTCCGGAGTGTTGATTAGGTTGTACTTTTGCCAAATCATTTTTATCCCCTGCGCCCCTGTTAACTAGGGCCGATGTTACTTTATTTAAAGTATCAAGATTTACGTGAATTGAATATCCAATTCCACCCTTTTTCTTCATCATGGCGTCACGCATCTCAATGGTAGTCGGATATAGCCTCATAAACTCATTAAATTGATCTTGGGTAGCTGGTTGAATATCCCCAGTAGCTAGATCGTACGTCATTATTTTAGGTTCATCCGTTTGTATCTTGTCGTTCTGGTGCTTACTTCGAATCTTAACGTATTGCCATGCCATAAACCTATTTTTAGTCTGAGCTTGGACTAATTTTAAAGGCTGCCATACCGTAATGATACGGTCCATAATGTTTTCATAATCTGAAATACCAAAAGCTCCGTCTTTACCAATTGGAAGATCTCCAACACCTTTTTCTTTAGTAGTCTGGGTCAATAAGATAATATGGGTATCTAGTAACTTACATAACGGTTTCATTTGTTTAGCAATGGAATTTAGACCTAATGTCCTAATATTTCCATAACCAGCGTTCTGTTCTGAATCAATACCGAACGTATATTTTTTACGAATATCGATATGTTTCGAAATGAGACCTATATGATCAATAGCCATCATTCCAATATTTTTACCAGTAAGCTTTTTTAATTCAAGACAATCTTCAACAATTTCTTGCATTCCTACGTTTCGTGGTTCGAATGTTTCAGTCTCATTACCAATCACATATAAACGATCGGCTAGTGGAGACTCTTTTCCTACTAAATTGTTCCATCTAGTTTGAATCTCTCCCACCGACATTTCTAATGTAAATATTACGTAAATGTCATCATTGTCTGGGTTGTTTTCAATAGCGTCTTTAATCCATTTTAAAGTTACTGAAGTTTTGCCTACGCCGGGACCTGCTATTAAGCCTGTCAATTCTCGTTTTCTCCACGGGTTTCCTAATACGTTGGTGTCTACCCACCAAGAACATCTGATTAAATCTCCAAGATTTCTATCTTCTTCGACAGTTCTATTTCTTTGACCAACTGTCATAAATTTACTATTTAATTTTTCAGTATAAACTTTATCAACAGTAGTTTCAGCGTAGTGTTTACGATTAGCGTGGCTTAACGCCTTTTGTGTATTAGAAATAATAGCTAAAGCCTCTTTTTTATTAAAATTACTTTTATAAAGCATGTTTGCAAGCTTCATATCAGCTTTAGAGCGATCACCATACGTGCCTTTTGGATCCATCCAAAGATCTAAAGCTTGTTTGTTTTTAGGATCATTAATATAATCAAAGAATTTTTCAGGAACTTCATCAATATTAACATACTCAGGAGCGTTAATAGCTAATTTACCGTCTAGACGGTCTAGATGTTTTTGACCGCGCGCAATATCCTCAGGAGCGAGAGCCTCAAATACTTCTTTAGGAAACTGATCTAAAGTATAAGATAAGTTAGAAGATGCTTCCGCAACTATAGAGGCTGGAACAAATTCATTGTGTTTTTTAGTATTCAAATATCCAGGAAGTCTCATTAATTGAAGAACTGTAAAAACAGACTCATCAGTTTTAAAATATTTCAAGAGAGCTAATTGGGCAAAAACGTATTCATCTCGGGTTAGTGGGTTTACTGCCCAATATGCATGAACACCGTTTCCAGAGTTTACCACCATGGTTGGTTTAAGCGGAAACTCTAATAGCTTCATGATAAATTCATCTTTACTATTATAGATTTTATCTTTTAAGTCCATATCCACAAAAACAAAATTGAATTGCTCAATGTGTTTACCGGCTAAAGATACTACACCCTCGCTGTAGACGTCTCTTTTAGGATGGTTAGGAAAGAAATAAACGTTATAACCTGCTTCATTCTTTTCTTTTAGGAATTCTGGAGTAAAATTATAACCTTCATAGGTATTAGGACCTTTGATTTCTGTTACAAATTTAGGATTAGGCTTGCCGTTATCTAATAACGGCTTGCCCCAATCAGCTTTAATTAATCGGTAGAAACTCACGGATACCCCTCAGATGTGAATATTAACCTAGAACTGTTACTTCATATTGATCATCAAGATTTAAAGTAATAAAATGAGAATATCCTTTTGCAACCAACGCTGGATCCATTCCATCTTTAGGAATCCATAAACTCATTTGTTTTACATGATAATTTTTACCAGTTTCAGCATCTGCCCAAATTAAAGCACCCTTATAGTACTTATTTGGAGTACCGTCTTTATTTTGAGCATCTAAATTGTCCATGTAGATTTTATACATGGTGCCATACTTTGTATTAGTTCCTCGCATTTTACCGACGTATCGTCGGTTTGCTTTATTATCTTGACCTTGATCTTCTGACATGTTATCTCCTATTTAGCCTGAATTCCAAAACGCGATAATACGTTATTGGCAGTTTGCTGAATTGCAGGACTCACTGCAGCAGCGGTTGGGGCTGCGGCTGGCGCTGTAGTTTGAGGAGCGGGCGCTGCAGGTTGTGCCGGAGTTGGCGCTTGCGTTCCAAACGCTGGCGCTGCGGCTTGGGCTACAGGAGCAGCTGCCGTTTGAGTCCCAAACGCTGGAGCAGTTGATTGTGTAGGTGCTGCTGTCTTTTGCGCAGATTGACCACCGAATGTCGCAGGACCTTGTTCTGTCTCAGCTTGATACAGAGGAACCCAGTCTTTAGCATAAAGCGTATCACCTTCTTTATGCTGACCAATTTGAAATTCCATTTTCTCAGATTCAGAAACTAAAGAGTAATATGTACCTTTTTTAGTTTCTCGAACTACCAATTTAAGATCAGTAGCGCCTTTCGGTGCAGTTTTTGGAAGATTTGAAAAGAAAGCCATCTTTTGGAAGAACTCCTTTTCTGTTTTAAAATCTCCAGTGATTTCGAACATGTCTTGTCCCAATTTGAGACAGTATTTTACATTAAGCATTTTATCCTCCGTTTTAAACTAAAAGAGCCATCGGATTCATCTTATCCAATGGCTCTTGCCTAGGTAAACGTTAGTTTTGAGAAGCTTAATCTTGAAGTCTCCACTCACCATAAATATTGCTGATCAGTTGGCGTGATCCATCTTTATGTTGAATTAAGTGTGTTTGGGTCCAAGCCGAAGGGCCATCGTTATAACTTAGTTGTAATTTAGTGCTTGTTCCCACACGAAATACAGATCTAAAGATTGCAGCTGAGTGGTTGTGACCGACGTTGGCTGCTCCGTAACACTCTTCGATTTCTGCCATACCTGGGTTTCTACGACCGCCCTTGCCCATGTGCCCGTGGGCGCCATTCTCAATTCCATTAACTTTGAAAGAATCGTTAATAGATAAAAATTTAACTTTATCAGGTTGATCTAATCCATACATTTCACGCATTGCATATTCAAATGGATTAACTTCAAGCTCTTCTAAAGCAATCGTAAGTTTCATCGCAATAATTTTATTCATAGGTTGGTACATGAAAGCACCATCTGCTAAGTATCGTTTTAAAAAATCTTCGTGGTTACCGTACTTAAACACGACTTCTTCAGCCGGCCATTTACATACTTCGTTGATCTCTTTAGCGCAAGCTTCTAATTCGTGATCTAGTGCTAAAAGACCTTGTTTGGCCTTTTTAGATAGCGCAACTAAGTTATGCTTTTCATGAGGATTGATGGTAATACCATCTAAAAAATCTTCAAATGTAAGATATTTAGGTTTGACGGCTTCTACAATTTCTTTAGCAATTCGACGAGTAGATGGGCATGTTGAAAGTACGTGCCAATCGCCAGTTTGAACTAAATCTGCAGTTACTTTTTCAACAGTTCCATCTGCATTATATTTTTTGTCAATATCTGTAAATGAACCTGTTTTTTTATTGATTTGAACTTGGCGGAAAAAGAAAATCTTACCGTTTTTAATTTCAACGATAATGCCACCTAATTCGTGATCTAAATTTGCCAATTCAGCTGTACGTTCAGACATGTACATTTCTGTCTGGTAACTAGCTTTAGTAATACATCCTGTAGACATTAGAGCTCTTGGTATTTCAGTATTGTTATTGGAATTAGCAACATACTCAAGAAATTGTTTAGGAGACGCTACGATTGCAGAACCTTTCTTTTGAGAAAGTCGCTTAATACCTGTCAAAGGCTGAAGCTGCTTTGCTGACATTTTAATTGTAGAAAGTATAATATTGTCGTTTAGCGCAACTTCCTTAAATACTACTGATTTTTTAGGAAGATCTGGTGAAAGCGTCCACTTGTTTTTATGGTCTTTTTGACGAGCTGGATCAGAACATGGAAGAATTAAAAGTGCCGCTTTGTTCTTTTTGCAATAAGTTTGTACCGCAGCTAGTGCGTCCTCATGGACGTCACATCCAGTGACCGCAGAAGTTATAAAGAATCTCTTATGTTCAGAAATATAGTTTCGTAATTCTTTAAATGCTTCATTATTAAATGATGTTTCATCGATGATATTTTTAAATACCTTTGGATCCCTCTTACGGGCTTCCTGGATCAAATTGTCAAATGACCCGTAATATTTATTGATAGTGTCTTTATTTCCACCATGGTGTTGAATGAACTCTGTTTGAATTGGAATGTATTTGCGCAGAGAAACGAGTTCCAGGAAAGAACTCATAAGCTTTTCCTGCATAACTTCAGCTTTAACTTCGACTGTACTTTTAATAGATTTTAAGTCGTATTCGTTTTTATAAGTTTTAAAGATTCTTTCGATTGAGCTAGTAGATCTCTTAATACCGAACTTTTTACCGAATGCTAATGTGATTTCTAGGAAGGTCTTTCCCTGTTTTCGTAAATTCATTACGAAGTCTATATGGGCCCGTTTTAATGAAGACATCTGTACTCCTGTGTGTATTGAATAGTAAGATTATATCACTTACGAGTTTTAGCCGTTGGATTCTCCAACTCAGCTAAAACGTATCCTGCTATATTAAATATTGCACTTCTTTGTTTTTTTGACGTAACTTGTTGACTTCCATTAAACAAACCTCGGAAGTTGTTATACCACATAGAATTAAACTCATCTAAAAGTGATGAATTTTTGCTGACAAAGTTCATGGCCTCTCTTAGATCATTATTAAATTTAACACTAGCAATAACTCCGCAAATGTTAGCTAATGTTTGCTTTTGGCGAGGAGTAAGTTGCCTTTTAAAGGCAAAATGAGTACCTACGGATTCTAAATCTCCAACAGTATTATAGTCGAGATATGATTTATTATTATTTGCATAGTCTATGCAACGTTCTGTGGAATCTTTAATATTAGGAGCAGATACATCGACTTTATCTTTAGGAACTCTCATTAAGAGACCCTTTGCCAATGGATGAGTTAGGAGTACTGTATCTCCTTCGTCAGTATCAACGATGAACGTGTTTGAAGATGAGTTTCCCATATTAACTGTTACGATACTGTTTTTCATTAATTCCTCTTTGGTTTAATTTCTATTTTACTAAATTCGCCCAGCGTTGTAACCTCAAGACTTAGGTCTAGCATCGACGAGCAAGTTTTAAAGTCTGAGTAGAACTCTTTAACATAGACTTCGTTTATTCCTGCTTGATATAGCATACGCATACATTTAATGCACGGTGAATGGGTACAAAATAAAACGCAACCATCAGTTGAAATTCCATGTTTTACTGCATTACATAGTAGGTTGGTTTCTGCGTGAATGATATAGTCGTATTTTTCTGGTCGTGTGAGAGGTAGCTTGTCGTCTTGAGCTCCTCGAATAAACCCATTAAAGCCATCAGCTATAACGGCACCTGAATTTTTATTGATTAAAACGGCTCCGACTTTAGTTGATGGATCTGGAGAATCCACCGAAGCAGCCAGAGCGTGGCGATAATACTTTTTTAGTTTTTTGTCTGTTATCATTGTTAAATCCTATTGTTATCGGATTTCGCAAACTCCACCCGCACAAGCTAGTTGCTCTGCCATGTTTGTTTGATCGTCCATTTCTAACACTTGAGTTAGATCAATATCTTTTACCAACTTATTAATAGAATCGAAAACCTCTTTAGTGCATTCTTCGAACGGAGCTTGTTGGTAAGTTCCTCCATCATATGGAAGTAGGCTGATCCCTGAATAAACGTCTCGTTCTTCCCACATACGTTGAGCTAATGCTTCGACTTCTTCTGGTTTATAATTGATAGTGCATGAAACATTGTGACGTGCTTTTCCAGATCTATGTCCTGGAATTACCCAATTCTTATTATAATGAAGGACTCGATCAAGTAAAGTCATAGCTGATTCTTTTTCTCTGACGATTGAGTCTTCTGGAGATTCTTGAGGAATAGTCACAACTATATCACGAGTACTAAACAAATCATCTTCTACTAAATCAGGAACTACTAATTTAAGATATTTAGCAAGCGACTCTTCTTTGTTTAGTCGGATTCGTCTTAAATAATACTTTGAATGACGTGCGTGGATTCCAGATGCAGAACCCAATACGCAACTTGCTGTGCCTTCAGGTTTAATAGCAGTAGTTCTAGCTGCGACATTAATTCCAATAATTTTAGAATACTTTTCGTTAACCTCTTTTACAAGTTCTGCACCTTTTTGAAGCATTTCAGCTGTAATTTCAGGAGAATCGGCGATTCCAGTAAAAGAGCAACCAATTAAAGCCTCTTGTTCTGTAACTTGTTTCCAGCGTTCCCCAAGATATGGAAAATCAGTGTATGACGCCTGCAAAGTTCCGAGTAAAGCTGCAGCATAGACTCTATTTAAAAAGTCTTTTTCGTTTTTAATACCAGTCATGTTTGTAGTTGTCAAATTACAGAACTGATTAGATTGCAATCCAATTTCAACGCATGGATTTGCACCAGTTTCACGATCGTCTACCCATAAAAATCCAGGTTCACCGGCATTAGATTTAATACACGCATCAAAAACTCTCAAGAACTCTTCTTTAGTTGTTTCATTTCGAACCAATATAGCAGAGTTGTTAGCACGTGCACGGTATGGAGTTTTAACCCACCACTCACCTTGTTTACAGGTAAGCATTAATTCATCATCTTTATCAAAAAGAGCAATTAGAGCTGCTCGTCTAATTCCTCCAGCTAATACGCAATCAGCCAGAATGCACATAATATCGTGACATTCTAAACTATTAAGTTTTCGACCAATAGAGTTTTGCAATTTCTTTTCTACCTGATTTAAAGCTAATCTAAGTGGCTCAGGTCCTGGAGCTTTAGATCCAGTAGTCGCTAAATAAGTTCCTTTTGGACTGATTTGAGAATAATCAAAAATAGGTCTAATTGCCCCATGAAAATACGCATTCATTAGTGCGTCGACTGCGTCTGCCCATCCTTCAATAGAATCATGAATCATATGAGTATTTTCACGTTTTGGTTTTCTAATAGATGGAAGTTCCGAGATGTGGTGATTCTGTATAGAGTAACCTACACCAGTTCCACATAACAAAAGATACAGTGATTCTGCAAAGACTCTTGTATATTTTATATGAACAAACGCGCAATTATAAATACGTGCATTATTTTTAAAAATAGCATCTCCACCAAATTGCAAAGATCGCATTGATGGCATAACTTTAAGATCGTGAACTTGTTTATAAGCTTTAATAATATCTCTTGAAAGTTTTGGAAACTTCTCAAGATGCATGTTCATATTTCTATTAATAGTTTCTTCTAAAGATTCTCTTCGTGAGAGATGCGGTAAGTATTTAGCGTATGTTCTGAATGCGACTAAGTTCGAAAGCAATTTGTTTGATTTATTCACGATGACTCCTACAATGTTTGGGGTAAGGATATTTTACAAACTATTTTGACATTTGATTGAAATAAAAAACGCCGTGCAGATGGAGGGGGGATCAACTACACGGCGTACGGGAGGTCGAGATTATAATAATACCACTATTTTGGGTTTTTATAAATAATTGCACCACCTGCAGTAGATAAAAGTGATGCAATACTTACTGCATTTTCTAATGCAGTTCTAGTAACTTTTACAGGATCAATAATCCCTGCAGCTAGTGCTCTTTTAATTTCCTTGTTTCTAGCATCATATACTATTTTATCAGATCTAGTCATCTGAGAAGCTAGTTCTGCAACTTTATCTTCTTTTAGTCCTATGTTTTCTAAAATCTGATAAAATGGAGCTTGAAGTGCTCTTTGCAAGATTCTATGGCCGACGCTCTTTTCAGAGTTCAAACTTCTAGCAATTCTTAATAGAGTTGAACCGCCACCCGCAACTACACCTTCTTGAATAGCTGCCCGTGCGGCATTTAGAGCATCTTCAATCCTGTCATATTTTTCTTTAATTTCAAATTCAGTTGCACCACCAACACCGATTTTCGCGATCCCGTTAGTTAGAGCTGCGATTCTATCATTCAAAACTTGAGCATCGTACGGAGATTCAGCTTCCTCTTTTGCAGCTCTTAATTGGTTAACTCTTGCCAAAATATCGTCTTCGGCACCTTGACCTTCATAAAAGGTAGTTTTATATTTATTAATGATGACTCTTGAAACCAATCCAAAGTCTTGTTCTTCAATTGATTCTAGGTTTCGGGCACCATTACCCAGTCGAGTTCCTCCAGAATACGCAGCTAAATCATCATAGTAACCCGATCGTACGCTGGTCGTGTTTGGTCCAAGAACTGGAACAACTACCATTCCACCTTGATCCTTTTGAATCAATAAGAATTGAAGTACCTCTGGACTAAATTCATTGGCAATAATCACCAAAGGTGGTGCCTTTTTTGTAGCTTGCTCACCCATTGGACCATTTTCCACCCCATTAAGAAGTCTTAATGCAGGAATAAGTTGATTAAACGAAATTAAACGACCATCATAAATAATTAGACTTACATCAGTTGCTTCAAACTGTGTGTTTTCTTTATTATTAAAGAAAGCATTTCGACCTTCAGCTCCACGCTGGAATTGATACCCATCAACTTTATCTAAAGTCACTTTATTATTTGAACCTTCATCTACAGTTACAACTCCGTCTACACCCACATGGTCAAAGGCATCAGCGATAATTTGGCCGATCTCTTCATCCCCATTCGCAGAGATAGTTGCAACTTGTTTAATTACTTTTGTTGACTTAACTGGAGTTGCTAACTTTCTAAGTTTCTTAATTACTTCTTTTGAGGCGGACTCTAAAGATTCTTTAACTAATTGGGGGTTTAGATCTGGATTAGCTTGAAGTTCCGCGTCCATTGCCTCTACTAAAGCCTCACCTAAAACTATGGCTGTAGTCGTTCCATCGCCTGCAGTATTTACTGTTTTTCTACAAATTCCTTTTACAGCTTGAATTATAATATCTTCTTCTTCATTTGGAGAAGAACACTCTTCAGCTACACTTACACCATCTTTTGTGATTTTTGGTCCCAAAGGAGTTCCTTCGAGAGTTTGTCCTACGCGTTGAATAACGATTGGAAGTCCACCTGGACCCAAAGTTCTTTTTACAATACCAGCAACTTGCTTAAGACCTTTGCGTTTAGGTTCTTGTAATTCATCTTTAGTAACGATTTTCTTAGACACTTCCACCTCCGGAATATTGATTTACCAATAATATCTATGAGGTTGGTCGGAGTAAACGGCCGATTCGGGCCAAAATCGCGCTATAGGATCTAAGATAGTAAGTATAGAATTTATAAATATAAGTAATTAAGAAGAGTATAGAAATAATAAATATAGAATAAGTAATGAGTATAGAAATAATGTTTTAAGTATAGTATTGATGTGGATTTTAGGATCTATATAGAAGTAAATTAATGAAATTTAGGATAGTAAAGATATGTTACCGCGTCGCAACGCGCTAAGTAAACAACTTTTTTATGAAAACGCAAAAAAGTCGATTTACGATCGACTAACCAAGGTGGACAATACACTAATGGAATTAGTAGTTCAAAACTCTTTTGTTAAAGTCAGCGGAATAATTCATCCACAAGCGGACGAAATGCTCCGTGCAGTTATGACTTATAAAAATGAGATTGAAGCAGAAGTTAGTCAGTGTTTCTATCAAATGAAAATAGCTAAAAGCAAACAAGATTGGAAAACTTTCCACGCTTGTAAAGCTAGAGTAACTTCACTCCAAGAGAATGAATACGTATGTCTTTATAGAGATGGATCATTTCCAACAGGACTTTTGAATATTGCTGTGGAAGGTCTCAAAGCGATACAAGTTCCGTTTACACTTACCGATTTGAGACAATCTCCTGGTGAAACTGCAATTTTGCGTTGGAACAACGCTCCATGGGATCCCAGATATTATCAAAAAGAAATGATTGATTTGGGATTGAAAGCAGGCCGAGGTGTTTTTGAGGCAGCAGTAGGAAGCGGCAAATCCCTAGTGATGGCTTATTTAATTAAAAACATATCTTGTAGATCTTTAATCGTCGTACCTTCAAGAGGTTTAAGTGGTCAACTTTACAATGATTTTTGCAGTTGGTTTGGAGAAGGAAATGTCAAACTTTTAGACGCTCAAAAAATTCGAAAGCTTGGAAAACCACCTGCAATCAGTATCGTTACGGTACAATCTTTGGGATCCTTGGTTAAATCTGGTGAATTTAAAGACTTTGCCAAATGGATTGACGCTTTATATGTAGATGAAGTTCATCACGCAGGCGCATCCACATACACAGGACTTTTAAAAGACTTAGAACATTGTTATTATAGATATGGTTTTTCTGGTACGTTCCTTAGAAATGACAACAAGACTCTAGAAATGTGGTCGTTCTTATCAAACGTGCTTTATCAATATCCGGCCCATCGCGCAATCCAAGAAGGTTACCTGACTCCAATGACGGTTCACATTCATAACATGAATGCTACCTCAAATAGGAATTATCAAAAAGAATATGAACAAACGTATTGTTCAAATCCTCCGTTTCTGTTAAAAATTAAAGAAATTATAGAAACAGTACCAGACTCGTCACAAATTTTGATTTTAGTAAAACAAAAAGATAAATGCGGATTAGTTATTCATGAATATTTAAAATCAGTTGGTATAACTAACACTTATTTATCAGGAGATAATACTTCTATAGAAATTAACGCAGGTATAAAAGCTTTTAATTCTAAAAACATTAGAATTTTAATAGGTTCTTCTGTTTTTGGAGAAGGCGTTGATATTCGTTCTACAGACCATTTAATTATGGCAAATGGCGGTAAATCTGAAATAGCTATAGTTCAGGCCATCGGGAGAGCTATTAGGTTATATGACGGTAAAGACATGGCGCATGTTCATGATTTTCGATTTAACGGCACTAAATTTATGGCCAAACATTGTGAAGATCGCTTAGATATTTATGATAGAAACTTTAAATCTACAGTTTATGAATACTAAAAATTGTACAAAATGTAATAAACTTCACGAGGGAAACAACTCTTGGTGTAGAAGCTGTAAACTTTCTTACCAAAAAGAACATTATAATAAAAACATTGAATCTATTAGAGTTAGAACAAAAGAGTATAGATTAAAAAATAAAGATAAAATATTAGCTTACAAAAAGAAAAATAGAGATGCTAATAAGGAAGCTATAAGAGAGTATCGGAAGGCTTGGAGAGCAAAAAATAAAGACAAAATTGCCAAACAACGTAAAACTTATAGACATTCTTATTTAAAAGATCCTAAAAATAAATTAGCAAATAGTTTTAGAGGGCAGATCAAAAGAGCCTTAAGTGGTAACTATAAATCTGGTAGTTGGAAAACTTTATTAGGATGTTCAATTGAATTTTGTAAATTGCATTTAGAATCTAAATTTTTAGAAGGAATGTCTTGGGAAAACCATGGAACTTGGCATATAGACCATATTAGACCTATCTCGTCATTTCCTATAGAAGAACTATATAAAGCTTTTCACTATACTAATTTACAACCACTATGGGCTATTGATAATTTGACTAAAGGAGCAAAATTTGAGAAATAGAACCTATCCGAAAGAGAATCAGAAAAAACTGAACGGTATTATTAAAGAGTTAAAATCGGATAATCTCAAATTAAGAAAAGAGCGTGATTTTTATAAAAAAGAATTGGACAATCTTCGTAAGCCCGTACGTACGCGTAAGGGGCATGTTGAGAAGCCAAAATTAACAGATGAAGAGTGGAATAAAGATTTCATTCTGAGGTTTAAAAGAGAAGTACTAGGTGAAAAAGTCTAAGATTCTTTATATCGATATGGACGACGTTATAGCGGATTTTTATAAAGCTGCAGCCGACTCATTAGGTCGTGTTCAAGAATCTAGAATGTATGATAAACATTTCTTTTTAAATTTAGAACCAGTTCCAGGGGCTAAAGCAGCAGTCCATGAATTACTTAAAATGGGTTTTGATATTTGGATCCTGAGCCAACCTTTGGCCAACCTCCCAGAGTCTTATATCGAAAAAGTAGAATGGATCCAAAGGCACTTTCCACAATTAACTAACAAGATCATTTTGACCCAAGATAAAGGTTTAAATGTGGGCGATTATCTTATTGATGATAACGAGAAAAAGTGGAAACAAAAGTTTGAACAAAATGGTGGAAAGTTTGTACACTTTCCCTATGGCGGTTATAATCCAAACGGTACGAATAGTCCCGAAGGACAGTGGCGCTGGATAGTAGAAGAATTTAAAAACGAAAATCCATATAAAGACTAAATTTTAAGGGGGCAACTTGATTAAAGCTGAAATCATAGCTGATTCACTTTCACCAGCAGGCGTGCGTTTAACTACTTTCGTTCTAACGTATCCTAGATTTATTCATTCAGAATTTATGACTCATCGTATGATTTCAAAGAACGCATCAAGTTCACGTGCCATTCCCGTGGCCACGTTTATGGAACAGATTTCAAAAAATCCAGCTATGCCATCATCGTTCTCTAAAAACTGTAAAGGAATGCAGGCTAAAGAGGAAATAGAAGGTCAAGACGAAGCTGTTAAAATTTGGTTGGAAGCTAGAGATGCTATGATGGGTTTCGTTCAAAAACTTTCAGATCTTGGGGTCCATAAACAACACGCTAATCGTCTTTTAGAACCGTTCCAACACATGAGGGTCGTGGCCACCGCTACAGATTGGAATAACTTCTTTGCACTTCGAACTCATAAAGATGCTCAACCAGAATTTAGAGAGCTCGCACTTGCGATGTGGGAAGAATACTCTAAAAGTATGCCTAACCAATTAAAGAAAGGTCAGTGGCATTTACCGTTTGTCACCGGAACGGATATGGCAAATGTTTTAAACGATTCAAGTTTAAAAGATGGTGATGAAATGGTAGCAGAGTTAATTAAAGTCTCTGTAGCAAGATGCGCCCGTACATCGTACTCAACTTTAGATGGTTCTGAGAATTCTTATGGAAAAGATTTACAGTTATATGACCGATTAGTGGGAGGATCTCCACTACACGCATCTCCAACAGAACATCAAGCGCAAGCTACAGACGACTCAACTTTGAGGTCTGGAAACCTACGTGGTTTTATTCAGTATCGAAAAATGTTATCAAACGAAAATATAACTGAGTTCTCTGGTCCTAAATCAGAGTAAAATATAGATATGGTAACAACGCTGTACGAGCAATACTTGTTCGTCATTGGGAAGTTGAAAGATACCTATAAACTTGATATTGAAGTTGATCATAGGGACATTCACACTTTTTATAAAGACAAACGACCGCTCTTTAAATTATTTTATGGAATGTTTACAAAAGAAGATGATCCTTCAATTGTTGTATCGTTTCATATTGATATGTATCATCCTGAAGCAATTCAGTGGTTTATAAATATCTATTCTCTGCATCCATTAATTAAGATGCACGATTCTTATATTGATGATTCTAATGGTGAAACTTATCTCGGTGAAGATGCCGTAGCGCTCCAGGAAATGTATAGAACTCAACAGGTTTTAGAACACTACCTGGAAAACCACGATACGGAAGAGATTCGACAGGTTGTAGATTCAAAAATAGTTGGTCGGCATATTAGACCTACAATTTTTGATTCACAAATGCAACGGGCTGAAGCAATAATTGAATTCAACCGATTGGGGAAACCATCAGATGACGACGAAGTCCAGTGATCTAGAACCTACTTTAGCCGATGCTTTTGAAGTTGGCAAAAAAGAAGGATCTAGGGAAATATTAACTGAAATCAAATCAATGATTTCTGGTGATATGGGAATTAAGGAACTTAAGGTCTACGTAGATGCGCGTCTTAAATCGATACAAACGGCAGATAACAATCCCTTTAAAACAAAAGGATAAAACGTGAAGTATGAAGATTTTAACTTAACGGATATATTACTAATCAAAAGTAACGCAATAGATATTTTAGTCACTACAAGAATATCAAATCGATACGAAGCCTTAGCTGAGTCGCTTCTCAGTTGCATTTACGCTAAAGGATACAAATTAACTCCATATCCTGACAATTTAACGCAAGTATTTAAAAAACATTTTGAACATGTTGGAATTAATCTTTCGCCAGAAGAAGTTATACGTCAAATGTTTGATTTCCTCGAGGCTCAAAAGATTGTAATATCTAGAGACGGAACCAGAGAGTCTACTTGGTTTGAGGCACGGCCTGGACTGTATACTCCTTATGATAATAAAAAGAAACCATGGGTAATGTAGGAGGAGCCATGTCAAAATTCCAAGACTTAATGATCGACTTCGAAACCTTAGGACAAACACCAACCACAACTGTAATTTCACTAGGTGCAGTTTTCTTTAACCAAGAAACTGGAGAAATGGGACCTACATTTTATATGGCCTTTGATGTGGATGAACAAATCAAACGGGGTCGTTCAATTGATGGATCCACTTTGAAGTGGTGGATGGGTCAATCAGGTGCCGCTAAGAAAGTATTTAACGAACAAGCAAAACCTGCAAAAGATGTTTTAACATTATTTGCTCAATGGGTTTTAGGTCAAAACACGATCTCAAAAATCAACCCGTGGGGTAATGGTTCAAGCTTTGATATTTCAATTATTGAAGATATGTTCCGCATGTACGACATCAAATGTCCATGGCTTTTCTACAATGTTTATGACTTACGTACATTTAAACGCTACGTAGCAAACGGTGCGAAAGTTGACAAATCGGAAGGTACAAATCATAACGCCTTGGATGATGCTAAAAATCAAGCACAATATGTAATTGATCATTATAAACTATTTAAAGAAATGATCGAAGCGTTTAAACAAATTGCAGCTCAACAGGCAGAATCAAATGTTACTACAACTTAAAAATAGAGAAAAGACTAAAGTGGTGGTTTCTGCTATCACTTCTATTTCTAGAGATTATGATATTAATGGTAGTAACGGATCTACTCAAACTATAATATTGACTATAGGATCTGCTGTTATGAAACTCAAGTATGACACTGAATCATCTCGAGACGCCGATGCTGATCAAATTGAAGAGGCCATTTCTAATGTGGAGAATAACGTACGGTAGACACTTTGTTTATCTGAAATATAAAGAGTATCGATTTGAGACGCGATTTAGAATAATCGCGTTCTTCGTTTACCATTGGCTTTTATGTAGATATTCTATGAGTATGTATCCGGTCAAGTATCTTAGAATATACAAGACCGATAAAGGTTTGATTAAACATCAGAATTTCATGTCTCAGGGGGATTATGAAAAACTTCGAAAGATGTCACGCAGGCGGACACGCCTATGAGACTTACAAAAAGATTCTTCCAAAGCTAACTCAAGAGTTTCAAAATTTAACCTATAGTTTAATGGTTGAAATTTATATTCGTCAGGAAATGCAAAGACCTGGCCACATGACAGATCGTGACTTTCAGAATAATAAAACGATTTGGAGCAGTATCGCTAACGAACTTGGCGTAAGAGATGATTACCCATACACGCTTGATTCGTTTCCGTTTAACCATCCAATGGCAGGCGAAGCTTCCGTTGAAGCAAAACATAAGTTAGGTATCGGATGAAAACTTTATTGAACGTCATTTTAATGACGATCGTAACGGCCTGCTTACTGTGCATTTGGTACTTTTTTATGTTCTTAATGGCCCTTTTACATTTAGCTTTATTAACAACACTTTTAGTTTTAGGAGTATATCCATGATCACATCTCCAATTCTTGCAGCAAAGAAACCAGTATTTGAAAACATTAAGTTCCCTGTTTTAGCAACCCCTAAAATCGATGGAATCCGATGTATCAAAGTAAATGGTCAAGCTCTCAGTCGATCATTTAAGCCAATCCCAAATGTTCATATTAGAACTATGATTGAACAGCATTGTCCAGATGGTTTTGATGGAGAGATCTTATGCGGTGACGGATTTTCAGATGTTCAATCAATGGTTATGAAACGAGATGGTACACCGGAGTTCACCTATTTGGTATTTGATACAGTAAGAAATTCTTTGGATACTCCATACGCCGAACGTCAACTTCATTTAGCCGAAGACTTTTGCCATACTCCGTTGTTATCGTTTTGCAAACCACTATATGGTGTTTTGGTTAATAACTTAGAAGAACTTAAAGATATTATGGCCCTACATCTTGAACAAGGTCACGAAGGAACTATGATTCGTTCTCCGGAATCACCATATAAATGTGGTCGTGCTTCTTTAAAAGAGGGATATTTAACTGCAATTAAATATTTTGAAGATGGTGAAGCTGAAGTTATTGGCTTCGAGGAACTTATGCATAATGAGAATGAGCAAACTAAAGATGCGTTTGGTCATTCAGAACGTTCATCTAAAAAAGAAAACATGGTGCCAGGTAATACTCTTGGAGCATTTTTAGTACGTAAATCTGATGGCACTGAATTTAAAATTGGAACAGGTCAAGGTCTTACTGCCCAACTTCGTAAAGAGATTTGGGATAATAAAGATCAATATTTGGGTAAGCTCGTACACTATCGATCACAACCACACGGGGTTAAAGATAAACCAAGGATCCCAGTATGGTATGGGTTTAGATCTCCTGAGGACATGTCAAAATGAAAAAGACACAAGATCAAATTGAAGAAGAAATGGTTGAAGCAGCTATCATGAATGCTGGAAATTTTGGTGCAGCAGTGGATATGTTTCATCCGGATTATGGTCAAATCTTAAAAGATGGAAAACCAACTGAAGAAGGTTTAGCATTCTTTCAGGATAATTTAGAGCAATTTGAAATTAACAATAAAACAACGGGCAGAGCATGAGCGAAAAAGAAAATGACTTAAACATCTACGATATGAGTATGACTACGGAACTTAAAGGTGTATTTTATGAAAAATTAAAATACCCAATTAAAGGGCGCCGATACCGTATGATGAGGTCTGTTTGTGCTGATAAGTTTTCAATGGTTACGGATGCATCTACTATCTCAAAATTAGACAAAATCTTTCCGCCTGACCGGAGTTTAGACGATGAAGCGTAGTGAAGTTCTTCGTAAACTAGAGGCCAGATTATTCTGGATTAGAGATTTATCTGACAAAGATAAAGCTCAAGAACTCTTAAAAGTAATTGAAGATGTTGGAATGCTTCCACCTACGACGAAACTGTCTCATCTTGATGCATACGATAACGCATGGGATCCTGAAGAAACTGTATCAAAATAGCTAGTTAACTTATAGCTCTTGGTAGGTAATAATTACATTATCGGGAGGATCGATGGGAAGATCTGGACAATTAACTTGCACAAATGATTCTTACATTTACGAATTATTAAAAGATCCTAATTACGAAGTCCGTGCTGATGGAACAGTTTGGACTCGAATAACCAAAACCGGAAAAGTATCAGTAAACAATGTATGGAGACTTGCCGGAAGTGGTCGCCGAGATTATTATACTGTGAAGTATTTTGGGCGCATGCTTCAAGTTCATCGAATCATTTACGCTAAATTCAAAGGCCGATTAGAAATAGATTTAGTAATTAATCACATTGATGATAACGGCTACAATAACTCTCCAGAGAACTTAGAATTAGTGACTCAATCCAAAAATAATTACCATAGATTCCGTAAAGATGGTGGGAAACCTCCAGTTATGGGAAATGTCCGTTTAGATTGGGAAACCGTAAGAACAATCAGATACCTTCATAAAATGGGTGCTTCGTATTCAAAGCTGGTTGAAGGGTTTAAGATTTCAAAAGGTCATGTATCTCAAATTATTAATAATGAAATCTGGATTGAAGGAAAACTTTATGCGTAAAACATTAAGCTTAGCAGCCGCTTTAGGTTTATTGGCTGGAATGGGAGCACTCCCTATTGCTAAAGATCCAGACCGTTCTCAACGGGATTCTAACAGAATGAAATTAACACCTGATGAAGAAGCCCACTTGGCTACTTTAAAAGGTAAAGACAAAAAGATTTACGTTAAAAAATTACGGGAGAAGTATGCGTCTAAATAGTTTTCAACAAACAGTTAGAAGTTTGTATAGAAATTTAAAGAAGGGTAAGTTTTATGCCATCTTCAGAGTCTTTTGGGATTCTGAATACCGAAATCAAATTCGATATATGAGATCACTTTGTCGTGAACATGATTTAGTTCTTGGGCACGGGTGCGTGCAATTGGGATCAATAGTTCCTGGTCATAAAATTAATTATCCACTTTGGGTGAAACACTTGGTAAAAAAGATTAACACTGAAGGTTGGAAAAAATTAGAACCAATTAAAGTTATCTGGGACTACAACCAAGATAAGTGGTTGGTAGTTGATGGGAACCATAGACTGGAGGCGATGAAGAGAACTCTTCCAGTTTCTATGAAGATTCCGGTATTTATTTTACGACCGGATCCGTATTCAGAGGTTGTCAGATCTTTTGAAAGAGATGTTAGTGATGTTGAAACTAGAGATGTAACGAGAGCCCAGGCCGCTAGTATTGTTTTAGGGCTACCATATAAAAAGGAGAAGCCGAATGTCTAAAAAGAAAATAGTTAAAAAGACTGCAAAAACTTCAATCAAAGCTGAAAGTTGTGCTGGATGCGAAATTCTCATACTACTTATATTTGTAGGTACTGTTATTGCCGCAACTCTATATTTTGCTGGAGTATTTGATTCTCCTGAAAATAAAATAGAAGAAGGACAGTGCTATATCGACAAATCCTATAAGCCTGTTATAGTGCATAGAACTTATGATTCTTTGAAAGAGGCTCATTTAAGGGATGCAGAAGTCCATGAAAGCGAATATCTGCAAGGCTGGGTTTTAAGTGAAGTTCCTGGAACTTTAAGATTGAGAACATTTCAATTTATTAAAGAAAATTACGTAAAAGTTAAGTGCTACAACAAAGGTTAAAATGAATCATCAAAAGGTTTTAGACGGACTCGAGAAATTAGCAAACGCAGAAGGTTACCCGCTGCTCATTCGAATGGAAAGAATGGGAAATGATTGGATGATCGTATTCTCAGCTGGAAACAACACGAATCTAACTATGAAATTGGTTACTTTTGCTAAAGCACCAGAGTTAATTTTAGAACCATTTTGTGAAGAAATGATTAAGAGGTTAAAATGAGTGATGAAATTCCTCAGCTCCCAAAAGGATCTGAATTAAAACTTAAGATAGACGAAACTAGACCGGTCAATGATCGAGTAGATCCCCCGTTTTTAACATTAGCTCAAATGGAAAAACTTCATATTATCGAAGCATTAAAACTTCACAAAGGGAATAAAACACGGGCTGCAGTTAGTTTAGGGGTTACTATTAAAACTCTTTATAATAAACTTCATGAATATGAACTATTTGATCAATACAAAATCCATGGTCAAATAGTCTGTCCAGTCGTGGAAGAAGCAAAACGCAGAGGTTCAGTTGGGTAAAAATAGAGAACCTAATACTAATTCCACCGTTGACGATCGGGAGCGTCGTAAAGATTTAAACTGTTCTTTCTGTAGACCTAACAAAGGTGAGAACGCTAAACGTAAAGGTAAATACGGTAAAACAAAACCGAAGTATAAGGATAAACGAAAATGAAAACTAAAGTTAAGATGATCCATTTAAAGACTTTGGACCAGAACCAAATTTTGATCCATCAGACGATATACCATTTTAAAAGGAGATAATATGAGTGAGCCAAAAGTAACAGTAAGAAATTCTACAACCACAATTGTGGATTATCTATTCTTTGGAATGATAGTCGGATGGTTAATGTACGTATCAGGTTGCGACGCTTGCAAAGGTACTAATTCTGGTACTGAGTGCTTAGGTAAATCTGTAGGCGAAACTTACAAAGAATTAAAAGTCGGTTTTGACAAAGGAAATTCAAAATGAAAAAGTCAGCATTAGCAACTATGCAGTTTGAGCACAAACAAATGATCCAAAAACTGGACAATGCAACTGAGAAATTGGTTGAAATTATCCAATCTAGCTTTAGTGCTTTGGCAACTAATGATCCAAGTTTGGCACTAAATGTTCTAGAACAACTTAATGGCAATAAAGATGCTATTGAGAATTTAGTTAAAGAACGTGCAGAAGACGAAAAACAATATGTAGATTTGTTATCTAGTAAATTACCAGATGAATTAGTACTTGAAAACGATGACGAAGAAGACATTCCGTTTTAAATAAAGGAGACTATAATGGAACAAATTAAAGAGGAAGTATCTAAAAAAGATGCGGCAGTTACAATGATTAACTTAATACATACATTTTTTACCCGTAGACCTGAATCAATTTTAAGACTTGCAGATCTTTGGAAATTAATGAAACTAGAACACGACGATCACCCAACTGTAGTTTACTGGAAAGAGCGAAACAAAATAAAGCACGGAATTCCAGTTGAAATATCGACTTTATTAGAAGATGATGTTCGATTTAAAAGAACCTCTATCGGCCGCACTGAAGTTTATTATCAATTGGCCAAATAATGTTCGGCCGTGATGATCGTGAACCTATAGATAAGTCGATACGTCAAGATGTATTCCACAAATTTGGTGGACACTGTGCTTATTGTGGTGTTCAACTAAAATCTAAAGGTTGGCATTGCGACCATGTTATCCCGTGGGCGGACGGAGGACCAGATGATGTGGTGAATCTGTTCCCTGCATGTAAGCATTGTAATACTCTAAAGAATAAGCTTTCGTTGGAGTCTTTTAGAAAGTGTATCGAAACGTACCACGAAAAAGCAGGCGTAATCGTATCAGAACGATTCGGTATTTTGAAGGTGATTGCACCAATTAAAGTTGAATTCTGGTTTGAAAAACAAGGTTTCATATTTCCCTACGACTTGGTAAAGTCAATGATGAATATCAATAACAAGGGGTAACAAATGCCTAAAACTGCATGTTGGGTCTATCAAGATCGATTCTCAAACGATTTAGTATTAGTTAGAAAGCCTCATCGTAGAACCATTGAGCGTAAGTATTACGTAGTGGCTCCTGTATTTAAACGTGCAGGTTTTCGTCCAGATGTTTTCATCTGCGCAAGTGCTAGAAACTACGGAGCAGTTGAATTTAGACGCCGTTATCAATACGTAGGTGGTTTAAACACTTCAAATAATAACTGTAAAAAGATTCATATAGTTGAAGTTGGAGAGTATTTTACTTTCACCTGGAAAGGTGATCCGTACACGGAGCCCGAGTGGTATTACACTTCAAAGAAAGATCTATTGAAAGTCGTCAATACATTAAAACCAGGCCGATACCCGTTAGCGGGAGTCTATAAATGACTAAAACAAAAGAAAATTTTTTGACCAGTTTATTGACTATAGCTGCCATTTATTTGTTAGCTTTTATGATCCAAGGCTGCGCCTCGGTCCGTGTTTTGGAAGTTGACGATTGCCTTCAGCACGTTTTATTTCCAGAATCGTCAGCTGGGGTAGTTCGAGTATTAGATAAAGGTTTTGACTTTTATATGGTTATGAATTTGAAAGCTGTAAAATACAGATTTGACAACTATTACGTAGATACTAATTACCGTAAAGTGTCCTGCGAAAAGGTTGGATTTTAATATGAATATCTTTGCTACACACCCAGACCCTACAGTATGCGCAGAAGAGTTAGATGATAAGCGAGTAGTCAAGATGGTACTTGAGACTTGTCAGCTGTTGAGTACTGCTATCCATTTAACTGGTGGAAATGCACCTTATAAACCTACACATGTAAATCATCCGTGTTCTATTTGGGTACGCGAGAATAGATCTAATTACGATTGGACGGTTGAACACTTCCAAGCCTTACTGAGCGAATATACTCATCGGTACGGAAAGACACATAAATGTCATCAATATTTGGAGATGTTTCAAGCTCGTAGAATCATGTTTAAAGATGCACCTATGACCACGCATCCTAATTGCACTACATTCAAAGACGTGTCAAACGTGCACGAAGCGTACAAGCTTTATATGGCTGAAAAATGGAAGAACGATAAAAGAAAACCTACTTGGAAAAATCAATGAACAGAAAGAACTAGAGGAACTTAAATGAAATCTTGGGTGCAATATAAATTTGAACAAGAACGTGGTCAATCCGTAGAAACCGCTGGATCTAATGACATGGTAGTAGTTACTCAAGTTGTAGAATCTACTTGGGATCCAATGAAACAAGAAGAAGTTCAAGGTGCAAAGGTCCAAATTCACTTGAGTCCCGACGATGCAAGAGAGTTAGCTGAAAACTTATTGAAAGCGGCAGACCATGCTGATGAAATGGGTCAAGCTAAATCTAATAGGAGATACTAAATGAATAGAGATAGACTTACAGAAATCACAGGTGGTATTTTAGTCTTGATTATAGTTTCAGTTGGAGTGGGACTTGGTGGAATACTTATATTTGGACTTATTGAATCGTTGATTGGATTGTTATGAATAGAGCCCAAAGAAGAGCTAAACAGAAAGCCGCTAGGTCTAGAAATAAACCTAATCCAGATCTTTCAAACGAGTATGGATATTGGCAAGCTACAAACTACGTTGAATATAAAAAGCCAGAAGATCCTCCACCAGAACCCCAAGTTCCAGGTGTAAACTGCCCTCCAGTCTTGGCGTATCATAATCAAATGGTAGAGTCGAATATGTGGCACAATAAATCAGAGCTTGACGAATTCATTAAGACTATTAAAGCTTTGGCCGTTGATATTGATGACATGTATGAAGAAGATGGAAATACGTTAAAGCCTGGAGTCGAGGATTGGTCTTGGGCTAAAAACTGGGATTGTAAATACATCAACCTTAGATTCGATATGAGGGACGGTGGATTTATCTTAACTAACAATAAAGGTGAACGAATTTGCTTAGAACAACTTAAATGGCAATATAAGAGTTTACCGAAAGAAGGATTAAATGGCGATTCATTATAGCTTCCACAGACGCTTGTACTTTTGTTTGAAATATATGGAGGCCAAACAAAAGACCATCACTACAAAAGATGGTTTCATATTAGCTATTCCTGAAGGTAAAGAAGATCCTGGTTTCGTTATGAACCATGAATCTGAAAATGAAGTCGTAATTCAAATAGGGTCAGAAGCCGCTTGGGGATGCTTAGTAAGACATGCCAAAGAAATGACTCAAGACGAAACAGCTGAAATGGCAATTGCGTGTATGGATGTAAAGTTGCCGAAAGGTGTAATAAGGTAGTCGTATGAAAACTGAATGGCTTTATGGTAATCATAGAAATCTAGGATGGGGAGCTGTAGAACTCAATACAGAAACGTTCGAATATTTAGATTTCAATCCAGAGTGGGAAATGAAAAGAGACGTTAAATACTTTTGGATTAACCGTAAGCACATTTTAAAGCTTAAAAATATGACTATCCTTAAATACATAAAATACATAAAATTGCTCTATAAAGGTCTTGTAAGATACAAGGATTTATCATGATCTATCTCTACGAACTTAAATGCATAAAAGGATTTGCTTCTTATTTAATCGAAGGTAAGAGTTATAAAATAATAGAAGAACTTCACAAGATGTACTACGTTTTGGCTGAAGATGGAGTGGTCAGAGCTTTTAATAGAGATCGATTTACAGATCTAAATAGTTAAGTTATATTTAATTGGGCCTGCCATGGTTTCGACGTGGAGAAATAGGCTTAGAATCATGCGACCGGTGAAGTGGACGGTTAAAACCTGCTTCGATTTATAAATGCAGAATCTAACGATTTCGCATTTCAAAACGCTGCTTAATTGCAGTTAGCTTTGATTGGGTGGATACAACCTCGAAACAGAAAGTATCAAAAAGAGTCATTTAAGCTGGACTTTTAAACTAGCTTGAGGAATTCTGACGCCTGTAAAGATCAGATGGTGGAGGGTGAAATGGTTTGAAGCCAGATCGCCCCTAAGACTGGGAGCTGGTCTTTAAAATAGCCTAAGCATGTAAAAGGTCTTGAGAGTAATGTCTTGCGGACGAGGGTTCGACTCCCTCCAGGTCCACCATTTTAACTCTCATGCATCAATTCGATACAACTATACTTTTAATTGTACAAAGTAAAGTTATATTTATATATTGTATTTATAGCTAACAAAGGAGCTAAATCATGGACCGTCAAAACCCAGAAGCAAGACTTAAGTGGTTAGAACGTCAGTTAGACCGTGAAGATTTATCTAGTGCAGAATTCACTCTTTACAATAATGAAGCAAACGCAATCCAAGCAAAATTTAACGAAATTAAAGCTCAACAAGAGCTTCATAGAAAAGGCTTTAAGTCTTATGACAAACGGAAGAGTATAAACCAGGTTGCTTCGTCTGATGAGCAAGCTTCGTCTGATGAGCAAGCTTCGTCTGATGAGCAAGCTTCGTATATAGAAAACCAGCCTGAAGTCCTTAACGTAAGTGTGGATGATCGGTTAGACTTACATTTAGCTTTGAAGTTTGTAAAGCCTAAATATAAGGCTATCTTTGATAAGGTTTTATTGGGCTATAAATACGCTGAGATTGCAGAAGAAGCTGGGGTGACTGAAAGTAGGATTCATCAAATAGTCACCAAAGAGATAGAACGCATTAAATATATACTAGATCTTTAATACGTTCTTTGGATGTATTATTGGACATTTCTCACATAATGGTCGTAAACTCGGTAGTAAATTAATAAGAACTTCTTTTTAAGAGCATCTTCTAAATTAGTGAACTGCCATCCATTAGTTTGATTAGGATTTCTAGGATTAAAACAACCGCTTAAAACCATAAAGCTATCTGTAATCGTATAGTTAGCTTCGAACTCTTGACCGTACGTTTCAACTAATTCCACCATTCGGCCAGACTCATGTAATTCTAATATATGAGCTACCTTTGCTTCGTAAGAGGCTTTTCTACCGGATTCTAACCTGACAATATCGATGTAAGCTTGACTGACGGTGGCTTTCTTATGTAGGCCCTCTAAGAGGCGTATAACATATATGGAAGCAATACCCTCAGGATCTGTATGAAAACGCTGAGTGGCTTCTTTCACCATTCTGGATCTAAGCTGTAATAATTTTTGAGTAGTAACGCGTTTAGACATAATATATAGTCGACAGAGAAGTCGTTAAATCTCCATCGGTATATTCTAGCCTAAGATTATGATCACGTAATATGTTTAATATAATCTCTTGGATATTCGCATCTCCACCTGAGAATATAAATTCACGGTATAAGACTGAATTAAAGTCGAAAAAGGCAATAGAGTGCATTCCATTAACTGAAGATGGTCCAAAGAAAACTTTATATGGAACTTTGGTCAAGTAGTTAAGAGCTCGAACCTCTAATGTGGATTTTAAAGCCGTATCAAGAACAGCTATATTCTGCATACGAACTGATCTAATAACAGAATCATCTATATGAGAACGTAGATCCTTATATTTGGCTTTACGTTTAAGGCGTGGATACTGAGCTTGACACTCGAAGCATGTAGGACGCATCCCATCCTTCTCATGTCGAGAAACACCGAATGCAGATAACGGCAAATTCGCCATACATGATTTACATCGTTTACATTGCACAGCATGCTCCAATTGCGCTTAAATAGGATCTGAGTATAGTCATAAGGTCAAAACTATATTATACCACTATGAGACGCTATCGCTGCGCCAAGACGGCGCCGGCGCGCTACCAGCGCTATCTAATAGATCCTATAATAGCTTCCACCTGGTTGATTTGTCAACATAATTTTGAAATGCGTACATCCAGATCCTATTTAAGCGGTATAGCCCATAAAATGCAGTCCGTATATTGCAGATGGCACCAGCTAAAACCCCCCGCTCGCCGGTGCTTCGCGCTGCGGTAGCACCTAATTTAGATCCTATATAAGCATCAAGGGTTCCGCCCCGGCTCATAGTGATATAGATCCTTTATCTATATGTGCTATTTTGAATCAGCTATACTTTTTAGTGTATAAGTATAGTCGAAATAGCTTATACTATGTATATAGGAGATTACATTATGAAATCTAATAAACCTAAATTAAAAGATCTTAAAGCAAAAGCATACGAATATGGTGTAAAGGCTTTTAATACTGGATTAAAGTCTGTTCCACATTATGATACTGAATTCTTTAAGTTTATTAAGGATGAAGTTCCTGAAGGTCGTAGAATTATGATGTACAAGGCTTGGTCTAAAGGTTGGCATACTTCGAATGCTAATGCTTTTGAAGACTACCATTCTGGTGTAGATGCTTTTATTGCTAAGAATCCTATTTTGGTACAGGAGTAATTTATGGAAAGTATTGCTTGTTTTGTGACTTTACTTTATACGGTTGGTTTTATTGGCATGACTCTTTTTAATTATATTGGAGGTTTTTAATGGATGGTTCTGATATAAACTATAAAATGGTTTTCTTTGCTACTAAGAAAGTCGATAATTACGGCGTTTACTGGGTTTTAGTTTTGAATGGCGTGATTTTGAGAAAGTTTAGTTTTAGATCTGACTCAGAAGTTATTAACCACATAGATCGAGTGAGCGATTATGCTCCTAGAAAGTATCAGACGGTGCAATAATGAAAAGTAAAGCTGAAATCATTAAAAATTGGACTAATGAAAGTTGGACCGTCGGCCAATACACTCCCTCTTCTGACTTTAAAACTATCCAAAACCACTCATGTGTATGTCGTCCGGATTTAAGTCTTATAAGCTTATCTGGACCTGCTGAAGACTTAGAAAGTCAATTGCAATCGGATTTAATGAGTCAATCTCCTAAGATGTATTTATTACTTCAAGAAGTTTTGACTTACCATTTACATCCAACTTTAAGAAACGAAATTGAACAAACTTTAAAGAAAGCTATAGGAGAATAATGTGGAACAAACTTTAATTCAAGAAATTTGGGATAAACTCGACTTAATAAATCTAAAATTGAGTAAGAATATCTACACTTCTAACGCGATTATTAAAGAGGGACTATAATATGCCTAAAGATGTAAAGTTCGTGTATGGTGAAACGTGTTGGGTTCTAGTTAACGGTAAGGCCGTGGCTGATGCGAGAATCTTCAAATATGGGAATTTACTATTGGTAGACGACCTAATGGTATACGAGGACCACCGAAGAATGGGCTATGGTTCTTTGTTAGTCCAAGAACTTAAAAAGAAGTGTAAAGCTGAAGGTTGGATGTTTGGCGCTTACGGGATCATTAAGACTGAAAGGGCCAGAAAGTTCTGGGCGAAACATAAAGTTTATGACTATTTTAACGATTTAGAAAAAGGAGCTGCATAATGAACACTTTAGGTAAAAACATACAAAATAAAGTTTTTGGTAGTTTTAATCAACTTCAAGACTTCTTTTATATGATGGATTGTTTTATTATTAACATTCAATTACGTTCTGAGGATTTAAAATATCAAGTGTATTATTACGAGGAGTCTTAATATGAACTTATTTAGAGTATACGGTGAATTTACCTGGACCACTTGGGAATTTGGGTTTGGTGTGTTCTTTGATAAGCCTTTTGAGATTGAGTTTCTGTTAGGGCCAATTTCAATAGGTATAGTTTTCGGTGATCAAGAAGAAAAGGTGATTAACCAATTGGTTAAAGGCGATATTCACGCTGACTATAATTATAAACACTTTAGTGGGAGATAATATGCAGATCCTACTTTTGACTCTACTAAGTTTAGCCCTAAATTACGTTTTATGTGTGATGTTGTTTAAAGCTAAGACTGATAACGAGAATTTAAAGTCGGTAATTACTAAGAAAGATCATTTCTTCCACAAATTGACTGATCTGGTTTGGGATCATGGTAGATTCGCAGACGATCAAGGCTATTCAATGAACACATCAGACCGTAAGACTATAACTTATAATTCTAAACAAGTTGAAGAACGGTGGAACAAATTTAATCATTTAATCTCAGGATACAAGAATAGTCTCAAAAAGTGACGCTTTTCGTACTATTATGATAAAAGTATAGTTTTATTTGTAACTTAACTTTAGATCAAAGTATAGTTATATTAAGAGGTAAATATGAACGAATATAAATGGAAAAGTGTTGATGGTGATTGTTTATTTGAAGACGAAAACGGTAATCAATTTTACAGTTCACCAGAACAAGATTTACGTCCGATCTTTATGTTGTTAGGTTTTGCTTCAATAGCTTTACCGTTTCTCATGGCTTTAGCTTTTAAATTAGGAGGACTTTAATATGAATAAGGCTCAAAATTTAATCATTAGAAACGAGTGTCTTAAATACGCAATGAACGAGGGTATGACTGTTTTAAAATTGAACGAAAGCACTTTTACAGCTGAAGACGATGAATGCGTAATTGACGTACCAATTGACCATTTGTTTATTCAATTTCAACAGGGTCACCAAATTCAAGAGACGTTAAGAAACGAAGCTTGTTGGAAGATTGAGGAATAACATGGAAACTATTAAATTTGAAAATATTAAAGAAGGCGACGTTGTATTGGTAAAAGCTTCCATTTCTTATGGGTGGAGATCTGAATTATCATTTTGGGTATCAGCAAAAGTTGAAAGAGTAACTAAAGCACAAATTGAAGTTAAAGGAAAGAAATATTGGAAGAAAAATGGAGCTATTGTTGGAACTGATTCATTCGACCGTATTTATAATGTAGGTGATTTTGAGTATAGTGATAGAAAAATAGTTGATCAAACTGAAGAATACAATTTAGCTTTAATTAAATACACTACTATTAAGAAGATTTATTCTAAAATAGAAAAGTTACAAAAGATGAGTGTTCCATCCTTATTAGAACTCGATTCTTCTTTGTATGTTAATATCTTAGATGCTTTAAATAAAGTTGTAAAAGAGGAATCAAATGGTTAAATGGGATAATCCTTCTATGTACGTTCAAAAAACTATTGGAAAGTGCCTAACCGAGTATACTCACCCAATGTACGATGAATTAGTTAAAGAATGTACAGGATTCGTGATTACACCATTAGAGGCCCGTTCCCATTCGGGCTATCCTATTGTTTTTGAACCTAAATGTGGAATCATGGAATGTTGCTATGGTTTACTTCCAAATACAGATGACGTGGTTAAACTAAAATATATTATTGACTCATCAGATTAAATAGTGTATGATGACTTCCAGCGTATCGTGACGGTATGCTAATTAACCTCTGCGTGACGCAGATAGGAGAAAATATGAAGTCCGTAAAAATAAGCCTGAATAGGGCTAAAAAGTCGTCTATTTCAGACGCAATCAATAAAGCTGAAGAGCTACTTAAAAACTTTCCAGCATCCAACTCGATCAAAGCTGATGATATTTATTTACCTTTGAACCATTTATTCAATACCGCAGCAAAAAGAGCAATGGATATTAAAGTCGAGCATACTGTTATAGAACGTGAATTAACTTATGTTACTACTACTCAAAAGAAAGTAATAGATCAAGTAAGATACTTCGGAGCTATGGCTGTAGGTGAGAGAAACATATTTGACGCTGCTCAAAAAGTTGCAAATCAAATAAATCAATATGCAAATAAAGGTTTCGTAACAGGTTCCTTATGTAAGTTATTAATGATCAAATTTGTGACTGAACCACATCAATTAGAAAGATGGGCGATCGTGAGTTATGTTGCTCTATCTCCAGAAGGTATTGAATTTATGGACAAAAATCCAACTAAACTAAGTTTTGATATCGGTGCAGTTCCATTAAATTCGGAGGACTTATGAGTAAAACTTTGGCATCAACATCTATGGAATTAACTCTTCAAGTTATTAATTGGGATCAATATTTTAATGCTATTATTCGTGAACGATCATATCGTATTGTCGAAGAATACGTAGTTCAAAATAAAACATGTGAGCCGGCTTCATTTGAAAAGGCAGAAGAATCCCAAGATTCAGTATATAGCAGAGATTATATCATCTTAGAAGAACTTGAAAATCCTTCAGAGATTATTAGAAAGCAATTAATGAATCAATTGAATAAAGCTAAAATGGATTTTGTAGATTATGGAATGAATTTCCAAGATTCGGTCGAAGAAGCAGTGTTTAAAGCAATGGAAAAGTTTGTAGACATCGAATCATGTGTTGTGGTTTACATGAATGAACACCACGGTTATAAACATTACATGTTGGCTCCTACTTCAAGAGATGAATTGGTTATCAGACTTGCTAGTTATTCACAAGGAGCGGTGATTGTTTATACGCCAACCAAGTTCACTTTATTTAAAGTTAAGACATAGTATCATTTTGATATGTACTATTGTGATAATCCACTACAAAAATTTGTTAGTGGGCAAATTTTTGTTTTATAGTTATATTATAGACAAATAAATGCCTTTAAGGCGGGGAGATTTTATGAAAAAGTTAGTAATGGTTCTAGGATTGGTTTTGTTAGCAGGTTGTGCTAAAGAAACTGAAACAGTACGAGTAGAAGCAAAGGACGGTTCTGCAAACGATGCTCGCATGACTGTAATTGAACAAAGTTTACAATTGAATGCAGCAAACGACGCGTTATTAGCGGCTCGGGTATCTGTTATTGAGAATACGTTAGCCCAACATCAAGCAGAACATACAAACTTACAAAATCAAATTACAGCTTTACAAGCTCAAATGGCTAACGCAGATGCAGCGCAACAGGCTGCGTTACAAGCTGAAATTAATAATCGTATTGCGGCAGACAATAATTTGCAAGCTCAAATTAATGCGCTACAAGCATCGGTTCAACAACAAATATCGAATCTAAATTCAAGTATCACGGCTTACATTAACCAACAATTGATTGGTGTAAACACGTCGATCTCTAATTTAGATGCGCGTGTTACAGCTTTACAAGCAATGAATCAAACTGTAAATAACTTAACAGTACAAGTTAATAATATTGTTAATCAAAATGGTGTAACGCAATCTCAACTTGATGCATTACAGTTGTACATTAACAATAACTTCGCAACGATTTCAATGCTTAATGCGGTTACAAACACAGTTAATAACTTAAATACTCAAGTAGTTAATATTAATAATTCAGTCACAAATTTGACTACTTTGGTTAATGGTCAACAAGTAACTATGGTTAAAGCTCCATGCTCTAACGCTAAAGAATTCTTCATTAAAATTGGTGGTAAATACTATGCAGCTATGAATCAATACGGATATTGCGACGATTTAGAACGTGTTTATTTAGCTGAACTTGCAATCAACACTTTATATACAACAACCGATGGTACATCTTGTAAGTTCAAAGTATTATCTAACGGTTCTTTACAACAACAGTAATTGAGGTATAAAATGAAATATTTAATGATTATTGCGATTGCATTGGGTTATGTATCAGCAAGTGAAGCTAAAACTATCAAAGACGGTGAACAAGAATACAGCTGTACTCCAGTCAAAACTTGTGATGAGCGATTGAAATCTGCATATGCTGAGATTTCTAGATTAAAAAAACAACTTAAAGAACAATCTTTAAAAGAAGTAGTTAAGGAGAAAGTTGTTTATGCTGAAAGAGTAGTTGAAAAAGAAACTACTAAAATTAAAAAGCATATTATTAGCGTTATTGCTCATAAGAGTGTTCAAGATATCACTACAGATCGAGATACTACAGGACCTGAATATTCTGCAGAAGCGAAAGTTAATACTGGATATGTTCCTGCTTTAACTTATCAATATCAATTCGACATGGGATTAGTTCCAATGATTGGTGTTGATATTACTAAAAAATCAGGATTGATTCTTGGTTTAGGATTCGAGTTTTAACCCCGAGATTGCCTTGGGTTAGGGCTAGAAACTATATAATATGTACAGCAATCTGTATTATAAAAGACTAGCCCGATTTTTATTTAGGAGTTAAAATGATTTTTGATGAATTAGGTCTTCCAAAAGACGTTGGTGCTACAGATAAAATGGATTCAGCCAGATTAGCAGGACTTATGGTCCTGTTTGATTACAACGCAGAATCAATTGATCTCATGAAGTATATTAAATACGATGAGAATGGTGTAGTGGTTGCAATGAGGCATCCGACTGAGGAACCATCAAATAATCATAAAAACTTTACGCGTGACCAATTAAATTGTTTAGTTGCTGGACTTAAAAAACAAGGGCATGCTGAAACGGTTAGAAAGTTATATTACGCAGCGAAAGACCGTGGATACCGCGCTCAAAATACTGAAGCAGATTACCCAGGAACTTTAAAGAAATTTCCAAATGGTGCAGATATTTTAGCACCGGATACAATGAATCATTTGCGTATATGTTCTGACTTAGAACCTAAGTTATTAGGGAAGATTAATTTACGATTAAGTATATTGTTTAACTGTAAATTTGCACCACTAAATGAACCTAATCAATTGATTTCAGTCATGATGATGGCAGGTCCTGAGTACGTTCGCATGTGGAAGAAGTATAACCCACAATGGAGGACTGCTATTAGAATCTATTGGTCAGAAGGTGCAGGAGCGTGGCGCCAAGAACCAGGTCTTGCAGAACACATGATTAAAGTTTTAGAACAAATTTAAAGGAGACACTAATGGCTAAAAAGAAACAAGCTGAAGAAGTTCAGCAAGATGAAGCAATAGTAGAAGCATCAACTGAAACGGTCGTTGAACCTGTTCAAGAACCTTCTAAAGAAGATAAAAAGAAATTAACTCTTGAGGAGAAATTAACAGAAGCGTTAAAACCCTATGTAGGCCAACGCGTTAATTCAAGTAACGCATCAACGATTAAATCTATTATTTATAATTTAGTGGGTGATGGTACTCAATATTCAATCAATAAAGATGGATCTATTGCTGTAAATATTGGTGAATCTTTAGTTACGATTAAATAGAACGAAACGGACTTTGTTCTTTGATAATTAAATAGTTATTTATTGCGGTCGTGGAAGTGATCATCCAGACGCAAGAGGCAGAAGTATCGGCTGTGCCGGCCATAGATCGATACGCTGTAAAAACCAAGCTGGTATAAGTTGAAGGAGTAGAGGACGTAATTACCCTCGAGACTTTAAATAAGTCCAGAAGGTTCTTGGGATAGCACGCCAGTAATTTAATGGTAAAACCTCGGGTAGATACCTGGGAGACTGTAGGTTCGAGTCCTACCTGGCGCCTAAGTTTTATATCACTTTATCGTATTTTGGATCGTACTTTCCATCCCAAATATTTGGAGCAGATGCTGGAGCCGTTGAAGGAACGAATATCCGTTTACCAGAAGCAGGAGGTACTGATTGAAAATGCATCCATGTTCCTACAGAACCATGAGTCCATCGCGGATCTTCTAAATATAAACCAGCTTTTTGAATAAGATCTAGATTGGCCAAACACCATTTCCACATAAATAATGTATCATCGTCATCGATGTCTATCGCCTGACCTAATAAATGTTTTGATTTAGCCGCACCGTTTTTAGGAGTATCTTGAGGTCTGCGAATACCATCGTTAACCTTCATTGGTTTACCATACGCAGCACGAATTATATTAATTTTGCTTAGTAATTCTGTAGCATTCTTCTGTTGTTCAGGAGTCAATTGGTCGAACGTTTGTCGACCCATTAACAATTCATTCATTGTAATCATAATGTACTCCTAAAGTATACAATCGTATCTATTTTTTATCACCGTAAATGATTGCTACGCCTTCACCGTTTGTAGTAACTTTACAGAATATCTCTGATAAGTCAACTTCATCAGCTCCAGATTTAGAAAACAATTCGTTTAACGCTAACTCTTGATTAGCAATTAGAGGATAAGTTTGAGCATCTTCTCCACCAATAAACACTGGATTTGTATTAGTATTTAAAGCTTTGATACGCGCGTTAGACGTAATGATTTTGTCTTTAGTCAATTGCTCAGGCGTAGCAGACGCAGCGACTGTTTTATTAAATGATTTTATTTTTAGTTTCATTGTTTTATCCTCATTAAACGGGTTTGTTTTATAACTGGAACTTCTTTATATTTAGGTACCATAACGGGCAATCCTAAAGGATTTCGAACGGGTCTATTATTAGAATCATAAGCTTGTTCTTCGCCGTCCAATACCGTTTCAGTACTAATTTGCTCTTCACCGTCGTATGATTCTAAGTTTTCAATAGGTTCTGACTCTAATTCTTGAGGGATCTTGATGTGTTCACATTGTGATGGGTCACCCCAAGGACCACCAAAAGATTTGATGTTTATATCTTCGGCTTCATACGAGAATTCTACCTTTTTATTCTTTAAATTAACAATTGCAATCTTCATTATCTATCCTTTAACGGTACGTTAGAATAATTTAATATAGGAAGTATCACTTCAACATGAATGTAATGTCCAGCTGCAGAGAATGCCGCAGGAGCTGTAGGTGTAACAAACGCAGCGTTAGCATTTACATCTAAATATGATAATACATAAGACGTATCTGAGTTTCTCAATACAGAACCTTCGTATGCCGAACCTACGATCATTTTAGCTCTTCCTGGTAAATTAGAATCATAGTTGAATCCAGTAGTACTAGATAATTTGGTGTTGTCCATAGTGATATTCGATGGTAAATTTAACGCAAAAACACCAGATGCGGGTACTCCGGTAAACTGAATTGTTTGATTTAATTCCATCTTATCGCCTACAACTTTAGTTCTACTAGTTATAACCGTATTGGTCCAAGTTCCAGTACCAGTATAATTAAAAACTTGAGATTGAGGAACACCCTCTATATTTACGAAGGATCCAAATCCAACACCTGCAGTAATTCCGTTAGCGTAGAAGGCACCTATTAAAACTGCATCAGAGAACGATGTTCTCATTGATTGGGGAGCAGTAGTAACGTATACTAAACTTGTAACTCCTGAGACTTTACGAATGTAAAGATAATAAAGAGCCATGGCAGTAAGGCCCGACAAATTTGCGTTATATGTCGTAGTCCCAAATACTGCAGAAATTGTACCAGCTGTGTGAGTTAGAGAATCTGGTATTTGGTAATTACGTTTTCTATTCCATATTGAATTAGACATTTATATCTCCATTAAAATCTAGCGTCTGCAGACCAATTAGCAGTTGTATAAGTACCGGCCGCTGGAACATTATTTGAATACGAAGAAGCGGCACCATCAGAAACGTTATCTATAGCTCCGGTTCCAACAGTTACTGTTGGAGTAACCCGTTTAGTAACTTTATATTGCCAAGTTGCCCTAATAGTTTGAGGACTTGCTCCAGGATTTGAAACTGTAATACCTGGAGCACTTAGTGTTTCATAATATCTTTGAGTTGCAGTTAGTTCAGTTTGAGCATTAGCCGTTGCTCTAACAAAATCGTAAGTCGCAAGAGTTAGACCAGTCCAGTCGCCAGGAATAATCATTGCACCAGCAATAGAAAAGTCATGATTTGTTCCAGTCAACCAAGTAGAATCTTCACCAGTACCCGATAAGAATCCTCCAGAAACCCATTGATTTAATGTGAATGTAGAACCACCTGATCCTGTAATTACAGAAAAATCAACTAAAATACCTAATGTGTTATCTCTGTTAATAGTTCCTGGACAAGTAGATAAAGCAGCAAAAGGAAGTACAACCAACTGAGGCGTGTTTGCCGCAGCAATAGTATACTGTTTCACATAAGAGTGTGTTCCTGTAGAATTTCTAATGCTTACAGATCTTGTCGATGCGACTGAAGACTTAACGATAAATATGATACTGAAATTATTGCCATAAATACGTTCTAAATCTTGACCCTCAATACCATATTCAAGATTGATTGCCGTACCACTTGCTAAAGTACCAGCTGCAGTTTTAGAAATTTGATTTGAAAACGTTAATTTATTAGTACCGATAGCAGCTTGCTGGCTATTAGTAACGCTGATATTTGACGCAGAATTATTACATTTGAATAATACTGCACCAAATAGTGAAGTATTATTTGCCACTGAACGAGAAGTTCCTTGAGGCCAAATGTTCATACCACCGTCAATTAAGACGTTTCTTTCTAATATATTAATTCTAGGAGTTAATTGATTATTCATTCATCATCCTTATGTAAAGTCCGTTGTATCAACGACGTCATTACGTTCTTCTAATTGTAAATAAGATCCTGCGGATGTACTACCGTTTCCTATTATGTAGCTAGATGTACTAAAATCTAAAGTAGTAACTGTAATCGTAGTTGCAGTTGCTACGAACTTTAAATCTACAGGCATGTACTGATTATCTGCTTGAGAATCTGGAGCACCTATCAACGCCGTAAATTGTAAAATGTTTGTTGCACCATTTAAAATATTTATAGTTGCCGCGTCATCATTAGTTACGTCATCCAATCTAATAAAAAACGTACCTGTTAAATGGTAAGTCTTACCAACTTGAAGATTATTAAAAGTAAAACTACTTAAAGTGGTATTTAATTGAACATTAGAACCTAATATTTTAGTTTGTAATTTATTAGGTTTGATGTTTGCGTTGGCAATACGTCTTACTAGTGGATCGCCCATGTTATTCTCCAAGCTCTCTTATTATAAATCTCATTATGCTAACCTATAAATAAATGAATATGTATACCAACCATCATTTCCAGGTATTCCCATTCCAGAACCTTGCCAAAAAATTGTAGTGGAGTTATTAGCTACTGCGTTCATTCTTTGCAAAGCACCTACTGAACCTGTACCTGCTTCATTGGTTCTAACCATAGTCCCGCTAACTAGTGCAGGAATTAGTCCGTTAGTTATAGGAAGCGACCATGAAATATTTAGATTTGAGGTGTCATTTCTAAAAAAAGCAGTACCGGTTACGTGTATATCTTTATTAATTCGAATTACAGTAGCTGCAGAAATAGATTTTAATGAACCACTTGGAACCCCAGTCTCCCATCCAGATGTGGGAGTGTAGGACGTCATATTATTAGCAGATTCTAAAGCGGTCACTCTAGCTGCTAAAGCGATGACCGACGCAGAAAATGCTAAAAGATCAGGATCATTTGGCGATGTTTGAAAAGTACTTTCAGAAAGTCCAGTAACTGCAGCTAATGCGGGAACCATCGCGTCAATTTGACCTTGAAGGGTTTGAATTAAAGCTAATTGAGTATCTTGAGGATTATCAACTAAAGCACCAACCCACACTAATACGACTTTACGGTCATTAATTGGATCATAATCGTTCATTCTTACTAGACCGGCAATCTCTTGATAATCTCCACCTGAAACGCCATTCCCGGTATTTCTATATTGAACTTCGCGATCAACGATTACGATAAACTCGCCAATATCTTCACCTGGGTTTTTATTAACCGTGTAGGTTCCTGCAGGAATATCAGTCTGACCTGCGGGTAAAAGATATGATGCAACTTTAGGCTGTGCCGCTACTATATTGATACCACTTCTAGGTTGAGATTCCACCATAATAGTAAAGATCTCGCCATCTGCGGCACCATCTGCAAGAGTAATTTGAGATGTTCCAGTAATACGATAATCTATTGGATTATCTAATATACCCTTTGTAGTAGACATTACCTTAACGTTGTTTTTATAACGTTGAAGATCCAAAGCCGCAAGAGTTCCGCCAGAAGGTTGAACGAATCCAAGAGCGGTTGCTTCTGGAGGTGTAGTTAAAGAACCTAAATTAATTACAGTTTGATTAAGGGTAGCTTTGTGCTTAGCTACTGTATTAAGAAAACCAACCGAAGGCAATAAATCATTACCTTGTTGACTTTTTCTTATTGATTTTGAACCTTTACCAGTTGACATCTAAATCTCCAATATAGTTAAATTATACCTTATAGGTCCTCAATTGAAGTGTCTGAAAAACCTACAACTCTGCAAGGAATATAAGCCCAGGACATACCTAAAAACGCGGTATTCATAGACATATTATCTATAACACCACCTGATCCAGAAGCTCCCCAAATACCACCATCCGTAGCGTTACTAGTTGGAACTACGTTTATACCCCTAATTCCAAAACCATTAAAAAGAAAAGCTCCGCCAGTAGTAGTTGCAACATTATTTCTTGAACCTTGCATGTAGATGCTGCCACCAACATCCCCTTGAGCAACTCCACCACCTGCTGGAGTATTTCCTCCACCAACACCTTCATCAATATGGACTAAGTTTCCAGGAGCTTTAATATAATATCCGTTAGATCCGTTAGAACCGGCCGAGCCTTGATGATAATACCCACCCTGGTATAGTGCTAATTGACCATTTCGTTCCCAATAAAAAATGTTAGTTAAAGGTGAAACAGATCTTACGTCGGTATTATTTTGATCTACAATTTCACCTAAATATTGAATTCTACGATCTGTTTTTGGAACACCTCTAATATTAACGAAAGCTCCAAAAGCAGGAACTGCCAATCCACCCGTGTAGAATGAACCAACTAATTTCCAAGATGTATATCCAGCAGGTCCCACAGAGTTCTCATTTGTGGATGTAACAAGAATCACATCTCCAGAAGAAATTACAGCATAGATTTGATAACGTTGAGTTCCTACAAGACCAGATAAAGTTACAGATTTTACAGCATCAGTAGTATATTGAAGACCGCCGATTGTTAAAATCGCACCAGCCGCCAAGTTAATGACCCCGGTACTATGATTTAACGCTGTAATTTTGTCTATTTTTTTGATTGAGGTTATTTTAGTTGCCATTAGAATATCTCCGATTCAGCAGTCCAGTGACCGACGACAGTAACCATTGCAGAAACAGCTTGTTGTTGTATTGAAAAACCTTTTGAAGATTGTAAAGCAAAATTTAATTGAGCTGTTGGAGCTGCAACTGCGGCAGCATTTCCGATCGCGTAATACAGCCAATTACCAGAGTTGTTTCCGTATTTAGTTAAAGTAGGAACTGCTCTCATTTTAACAGGAAACACTACGTTAACTCCTAATAATGCGTTATGGTGATTAAGTCCCATAGCAGAATTTGGTTCTGCAACAGTAGTACCTGTTCCAGAGTTTTGAGGAGCCGTTTCTGCTTCAAAAGATTTTTGATAGAAATTGCAAACTTCCATGTAATCTTCGTCTTTAGTTAACGCTACAGCTTCCCAAGCTCTAGCAGTAGGTCCACGAACCATTTGAACTTGAGTAATCTGGAATTCATCGTTTTGAGCTTCAGCATTTGGTGTATAAACGAAAATACCAGCATTATTCATTGATCCAGAGAACGATCCAGTTACTGTAAATGTTGAATATGTAGAAGTAATCGCAATATCAGTAGGTGTTGTTACGTACGAAGCACTTGCAACTAATGTTGGAGTTGAAGACCATGCTGAAACTATATCAGAAGTTACAGAATCAGAGGTTCCTGTCCATTCAAGGAGTGCAGCTCTAAGAGTTGGAATTTGAGTACCTGTAGTTTTAACTGTAATTTGTAAAGTCACTTGTTTGTTTCTCAACTCGACGCAACGGTCTTTTTCGATGAACTGAACGCAACCGAATTGACGAGCAGTAGAATCAAGTTGACGTAACTTCATAGAGTATCTAGCGGTTGGTCCGTCTTCGATTCTTTGAACACCGACTGTACCACCAGAAGATAGTACTTTCCAACGATCCAAACCGAAAGAAGCATCAGCTCTTGTAGTCAAGACGGTTGGATCTTGACGTTGTCCGAATCTCATTTCAGCATTTTGAGCATAGTTTTTAAACTTAGCAGTACCTAGAGCGGCAATTGCTGAGGTATTTGTCGCAATATTGTTTGCGTTTTGGTCAGATGAATCAATACCATTTCCGATGATTTGTCTAAACTCTAAAGAGATAGTCTCACCTGGGAAGTTAAAGAAATCAGCAACGAAAATTACGTTATTTCCAGAGATCGCAAAAGTATTAGCTGGATCGTAAACATAAGCCTGACCTCTAGTTTTATCGTAAACAACTAACGCATTAGGGTCTGGAATGAAAGGTAAAGTACAAGTTTTAACACCAGTAAGACCTGCAAAAGATTCTGTATGGATATTTTTAGCAAGTCCCATAGGAATTGCAACGAATGTGGTATCGTACATCACACCATAACCAAAGATCTCGGCAGTCATTGACGCGGTGACTCTCATTATTAATGAAGTACCAACCGCAGCATCTAAACTAATTTCACCATCAAATGTATCAGTATTACCGATACGATTCATTGTTACTGTTTGATATGATCCACCATTCTTTTTGATTTCAACAACTGGAGCTGAATCAATAGCTCCAGAAGCGTAGCGTAAAATGATTCGTGCTTTTGATAATGATCGGTTAGAAGCAATAAAGTCAGCATCCAATAATTCAGTTGAAATTAGAGTTTGACCAGCTGCTTGTTTGAAAGTCTTAGTAGCTGGAGAATAAGCACCAGTTGATGCTGGATCAATATTGTCATCTTCATCAGTTGGAATAAGATTCTCAGTTACAAATTCATATGAAGATAATTTTAAATAAGTACGTAATTCTGCATCAAAAGAAGCACCTTGACCATCGCCAGAACCTGAGCCAGAGCCAACTCCTAGAGGTTTAACATCAACAACAGTAATTGTTCCTGCGATGTTTTGTACTTGGATTGCACCTAATTTAATAGATCCAGAAATAACAGGTTTAGGAGCTAATGAAGCCGAAGCATTTGCAGAATCCGCAAGGTCGATTAAGACTGTAGCTTGTTGACGATTATCTGAAGTAATGTTTCCAGGAACTAATGAAATACCATACCAGAAGTATTGACCGACTGGAATTGAGAACGGTGTAAAGTTAGTTCCTAGAGCTGTTGAATCATCTTCTTTAAGAATTGCACCAGTTGTAAAGTTAATTACAGCACCAGTAAAATCTAATAAGAAATTACCTACAACTTGACTTAACGTATTACCATTTAATAAACTAGAATCAGCAGCATTGATTCGCGCTTTAGAAACATTTGAATCGTGTTTACCGATTTTAAGTTGTTGCATATAGCGATTAATTTCAGCTAATGCACCATCTAATTCTAATCTTTCACAATCTTTAAGTAAAAATGATTTAGTGCCGATTAAAACACCAGCGGTAACCCGTCTTGCGATCACAATGCGGTTCACATTATTTGTGATTGCGTCTTCGTCAGCAACTACAACTGTAAGAGCCGCAGGAGTTACACCAGACCGATTAATGTCAACGTAAGCAACAGATGTTGCATTTGGAAGATTAATAGTTTGAGCAGCGATTCTGTTTCTAGCTCTTAATAGTCCAGGAACTTGGATATAAGCATCTGCTGAAAGCGTAACTGCAGATACTCCAGACCCAATCTCGTTTCCAGAGATTACTAAATAAAGTGTAGAGTTACTTCCAGTATAAGACACGCCACCGTTTGAAGAAGATAGCACGCTTATAGATGAGTTTCCAGAGTATGTACCGTAGACAACAACGTCAGTTCCAGAAGTAAATACGGGAACTAGTACGTAAGTACCAGCTGGAATAGTTCCAGCACCAAAGTTAAATGTTTGTAAAGATGGAGATACGTTAAACCCTGCAATTGACAAAGTATTTGAAGATTTGATCAAAGAACCAACAGTAAGACCTGAAAGATTTCTTAACTCAAAACCTAAAGTACCAGTAGGAGATCCTGCTTTAGCTAAGTTAATAGCAATAGTCGAAATGTCGGTAGTATTCGCAACCGTAAAAGGAAACGCAACTTGAGCACTTCCATTTTTAAGAGTTTGAGTAGAAGCTGTTCCAGATGTAGAGTTATTATTTACAGGAGTTACTGGAGTCAAAGACGCAGTTTCATCTAAAGACCAAGTACCACCTTCGATCAATTTAATATTACGATCTTGAGTTTCAATATCTTGATTCGCAGCAATCTGAGCTAAAATATCTTCTAATTCAGGATCACCGATATTGATTTCTTCACCTGGTTCTAATTCACCATAACCACGGATATAAAGACGAGTTCCTTCTCTATACGCTAACCAATAGGTTTCGTCACTCGAGATGTATGAAGCAATATCAACGACTTGATAATTAGTATCAGAAGAACCTGAAGCAGAATAGTTTCTATTTCCAGTCGCAGGGATTTTAACATATAAAACCTCGCCATCAGCGATATTAATTTTTGAAGTTCCACCAGTTCCGTCTTCACGAGTCAGAGCTAAGTCATCGCCACGACCCATCATTCTGATGTAACCTAATGTATCGTTCGCTGGAGATACGTTGTCGTCCGTGATACTTAATTGAGTACCTGACCAAGAGAACTTTGCAGTTGCAGTGGCTTGGACTAAAACAGACTCCAGGAACTTAATGATTCCAGAAAGAGAAGTATTTGCATTCTCCCACCAGAAACGTGTGCCTTTTACTAAAGCAAATTCTGTCATTAACGCGTCATTAATGTCTTTTTGCGTCTTTAAGTTTTTATCAACACCAGTAAATGATTCAGATACGGTGTTTACAGTACCGGTTGCTCCAGAAGTTCCACCAGTTACAGCGTCACCAGGAAAGAAACCAATACCAGAAGGAATATTAAATGTAATTGAACCAGTACCGCCAGTTACTACTTTCGCAGTCTCAGACCCGATTGTGATGGTTTCATTAGCTACAAAAGTTCCAGTAACTCCAGTAAGAGTCATGCTGTAAACTGGTTCTACTTTTGTACCCCAAGTGAACCTATTATCAATATTCACAGGAGTTGCTAAGCGTCCAAATAGATTTCTACGATCGAATATAGTTTTGATATTACCAGAACCATCCACATCAATAATGCAAAGAGGTAAACGATCAGGTGATCCAGAGAAACCACCAGTAGAAACGACCATGTTGACTTTTAAATCAGTGATTGTCGCAACGATTTGATTGAATTCAGAACCTGCACCAGAATTTGCTTCTGGATCCCAAAATGCTTTTGTAAGTGGAGTATTGTTCTCTGTAGTTAGGGAAATTTCAACATAGTTTCTAGTTCCATCAGCTAAATCAGCATCTGGAATAACAATGTTGGGCTCAGAAGGAGCTGCAGTAAACCATGAAAAATCATTGTTATTTTGAGGAATGATAAGAGTAGCATCTGCCATATTGACAGTCGCAGATTTTAAGCCGATACCAGTAACAGAAAAACCCTTATAAATAAGGTTAGTTTGAGAAAGAAACTGTTTAGTATAAAGCTTAGAATCGGTACGCAGAGCTGCTAAAAGCGCGTTTACGTCTTCTAGATCTAGTCGTTGTTGAGGTAAAAATCTTGGTCTTGAAAGAATTCCCACGGTTTAATCTCCTAATCTATATCTGGGTTTATTATATCAACCATAACTAACTTATTGCTTTTCTTAATATTATCCAAAGCCCATAAAGGTCGTAAGTTACTATAGTGACAAGCTTTTAAAAATTCAGTTCTATTAGTTAAGTCGAAAGCGGATAAAGGTATGATATGATCTATATGCCACTTTCCATGATTATCCCAAGTCATTCCTGGTTGAAATTTGGATTCAAGATAGACTTTAAGTTCTTGAATCGAGCAACCTAAATCTTTTACAGCAGATCCTGATTTCCAGTGATTTTTTAAAGCCTGCCTTAACCTAGTTCTTAGAATGAAGGCAATTTTATATTTTGCATCATTTTTCAAACGTTCTCTAGTATAGTTAGTTCTGTATAATCTCATTTTGTCTTTATTTTTTAATTCATATTCTTTGATTTTGGAGATTATTTCATTTTTATTGTTTAAATAATGTTGATGCTTTAAATGCTTATTTTGATCTCTGTATAATTGCCAACAAGACTTACATCCATTTCGTTTTCCGTCTTTAGTTCCCTTAAAATCATAAAATTCATGTAATGGTTTGTCTTGGTGACATTTATTGCAATGTTTCATTGCTCCTAATTATATCTCATTCTGTAGGAGCATCGTCTTCTGTAATATACGGATTGTCTATTACGTATTTATAGCGCGGAGCTAAGATCTTAAAGTTAATAATGATTCCAGCCGCGGCTAATGTTCTAAGAATGTCCTGAACAATCTCTCGGGCACCAGAAGGTGAAGTCAAATAGATAGCTAAGTCTTTACCCGAACGAACTGGAACATAAGGTTCACGTTTTGAAATCACGTTGATGACTGTATTTACTGGGTGATTATTCTTAAAAGTATAGCTTGGATCTAAAAGTATAGTTGAGGTATTTGGGATCCCACGGTATTTAACTGGACCTTCTTGTTCTGGAGTACCAAAACCAAAAATCAACTCACCAGATGGATTCAAGAAAAGTGTAGTTGAATCGACCGCAATCGAAGTGTAAACATTTCCTTTTGAAATGACTTGTTGAAGATTGGCTTTTTGTTTAGTAATTGTAAAAGTATTTACAGATCCATTCGGATTAAAAAGAAATGAACCTTGCCAAATACCCTGAACAGTCCCACGAGCTGGTTCAATTGTGGAATCACTGTGAAAGTGATGAGATCCTTTAAGAGTACGTCTTAAGGCTGGAACTATGGCTGGAATCTCAATTAAAAGTTCATTTGGATTAGTATTATAGATCGCCACACGTTGGTCTAAATCGAGGATGTCATAATCTCCAGGAGTGAAATCTAATTTCAATGTAGAAATCATCGATGAACTGAATATCTCGACCTTACCAGTAGGTCCTGGAGTGTTTGTTCTAATGTTAATAGATTTATCGCCACTTAAAGCATCTTCGATAATGGAAACAGTAGCTCCTCTGATTCTTGAAAGTATCTTCTGCATTTCTTCAGCAGTAGCAGCACCTGGAGCAGCGATTTCACCCGTTAAAACTTTTACTTGTTGTTTAGTTCTTAAATCAATTTGAACTTCAATTACGTCTCCAACATTGACGTTATACGGTGCAAAATTATTAGTCGTGATGTTAGCTCTTGAGAAGGCAGGACCCCAGAATACATCAGCAGTATCATAAAAAGCTTTACGAATATTCTTAGGTTTTAATGATAAATTAGGAATCAAATTCTGAAATTCAGTATCCGTAAGACCTAAAGTAGGCGGGCGTTCGACACCTAAAGAATTGGCTAATCGGTCTAAGTTTCTACCAGTTGCAGTTCTTACAAATAATTGTTTCTTCGCTTCTTCAACAGCTAATTCAACGTCATCATCTGATTTAGAAATTGCATATAATAGTGCGTAGATAACCCTGTTTTGTTCAGGGTTAAATACCTTTGGAAGCGTGTTTTGATACCGTTTAATATTATCAGCCATTGGATTATCCTATCAAAATGTCTGGATCTGCAACGTCAGCTCTTTCGTTATCAGCAATAGCGATGTTTGCAGTAGGATTGTTGATTACCACATCAATAATTCCAGGGATTGCGATAACCGCAGCTCTGATTCGTTCGATGATAACATCTTCACCAACACCTAGAGTATTTACATATCCAACAACTGCAGATTTAACATCATTTTCAACAGCCGCAATTGAGATACCCTCTTGAAGAGTAATGTCAAGTTCAACTTGAATGTTACGGACTGTCGGAGCAAGAACTCTAAAGATAACTCCAGCAGCACCTACACCTGGATAAGAAGCTAAATCAGAATCGTCACCATAGATCGTTTTGTGAACCAATGCTAACAATCCAGTCCAATAAGAGTAAGCTTGAAGACCTCGGTAAACAACAGTGCTGAAGTTTAACTCACGGTTTGCATTACCACCGGTTACTTGGACATAACCATCAGACCCTTGAGATTTAGACGATAATTGAAGCTTAGTATTTGCTTCAACACCTTCAACAATACCCTTAAGAGTGAAAGACGTAATCTTCGTATTCTTGATGTATTTAACTAAATTGTTAATAGTTGAAGGAATAACTATGAATTGGTTTCCAGCAACTGGAGTAGCGAAGAAGTTAGCATTAACTGTAATTTGACCAGTCAATTGGTTAAATGCTGTAATTCTTCTACGTTGACTTAAGATTGCAGTTCCAGTTTGACCTGATGCATTTAGTCCATCTGGATTTAAAACATCTACGTAATCAGCACCAGCTCCAACGATTACAAAATATCCGTTATTCTCAGAGTCATCTAAGTTTTGGATATTAAATAAGTTTCCGATTACTGCAAAAGATGCAAAACTTCCAGGAACTGGATTGAAGGTATATCTAAAAACGTTTGAACCCTGATCAGCAACTGTTTCAATTACTCCAGAAAGAGTATTTGGTCCAGTTTTAAATGCAACGTAGAAATCTTTAATTTCATCGTTAGATGGGAATATATTTCCTAAAGACGAATCTCTAAATACAGAGTTACTTACACCAAGAGTAGTATTTCCTGGATAGTTCATTGGAATTGAGAACGTATTATTTACAATGTCATTATCAATAACAGCAACTAAAGAATCGGCTTCTGCAAAATCATAAGGAGCAACTGACGAAGAAACTAAGTAAGCTTTATTAGGCTCTCCAGATGTGCTAACAGTATCAAGACTAAAACCAAAAGCAGAATTTGCAGTAGATGTTCCTTTAATTTCAATTGAACCACCAGTTGTATATGTATTGGTATTGATTTCTAAGTAGAACAATCCACCAATTTCACGAACAATCGCAGTTGCACCTTCTAAAAGGTTATTGATAAATAAAGCAGTTTGTTCAGCTGTTTTACCACCCGTAAATGTAGCATCGAATGTGATGGTTTGATTTGCACCACCGTCAACACTAATCACAAGGGTTTGGCCGTTGGCTGGAGCATATAGTTCAGACTGAGTTGCTCTTAATTTACCTCTAGTAAAAAGTGATCCAAGAGTTACAGATTGGTTAATTCCAAGTGGATTAGCTAACTCGATAATTCCAAGTTCTCTATTGAATGTATAATCACCGTCTACACCAACAACTTCAGATGTTGAGAAGTTAAGACCATTTGTAGAGTCATTTAAAGAACCACCAGTAACTTCTAATTTTGACTTAGAAGATAATTTAGTTAATGATTCGATTCTTACCTTAGTTCCAGAAATAATTGGAGTAGCGATAATTCCAGGAATATCTCTATTTAAAACCGTACAGATTTCAGCAGCAGTTACGGCATTTACGTCAGCAGCATCTAAAGATCCAAAAGAAGCAACTAAAGGATTTGCTGTTTTACCGTCAACAGTGATATTTAATTCATGAGGAAATGCTCCGATTGCATCCAAATTGTATGGAGCTTGGTTTCCAGAATCAAGGATTGCGGTTTCACCATCTTTAGACTTTTTAACGTCGTCTATATATAAGTTGATAGTGTCTTTTTTATCTAGTGGGAAGTTAAGAATAGCATTCGCAGTTCCACCTAAAACTTGGATAGATTCATTTTCATCACGTTTTGCAGTGATCAAAATATACTTACCAATTTGAGATGTTCTAGCTTCGATTAAAGTCGATTTATCGTTAATAACAGCAACCACCTCTTCAGCGGTAGCAATGTCTGGGAATCTAAAATCTGCAGGATTAAAAGTGATGGTCTCTTGAATAGTTCCAACTTGGATAATAAAAGTCTTAGCACCACCGGACATATCATAAGACTCAGCTGAATTGGATTCTAATTGAGCTTTAACAATCGGGAATCGATCTACTTGGAGACGTTGTTCACCACCAGTAGAAGATCCTAATACGATTTCAAAACCTTGACTTAAGAAAGATGGTTCAAAATCAGTACCATCATCAATATAAACTTTAACAGCGCCAGCTTCTACTATTGGAAGAACCACTGAAGCAGAAACAACACGTTTTGCAGATTCAGGGTCAACAATACCTACGATTGCATTTAAAATAGCTTGTTTAACAGCTTTTGAAATACCTTGTACGTAGTTTTTAATACGGTCTCTGATTTCGTCATCAGACTCTTTGTCTCGACCAGTTGTGAACTTCACATCATTTCTAGCACGAGCTCCAGTAAACGGTGCTGAAGGGAAAGCGGTTTCACCGTCAATAGCACCAACTGGAATATTTCCAGCAGAACCTGCTTCAATTGCAGTTACCTCAACGTCTTCAACTTTATCTTCACCTGCAAGTAACGTAGTATCATTATCAATTTGGAATTGGATCTCCGAAGAAGCACCAGTCGCAGGCACAACTACGGTAGTTCCTGCTAGAATGATTTCGTCGTTACCTTGGCGAAGAATTACAGTCTCTTCAACTGCATGATCTTTGGTCAAAGGATTAACTAATACGAAACGATAAAATGTAGTGTTATTTACAGGAGCAAGTATATATTGAACTTGTTCTTCATTATTCGTACCACGACCTAAAATTAAAGTACCAGATGTACCAATCAAAGCATTAGACGCATCATTTACATCGATTTGAGTGTCGCCAGAAATAGGAGCAGGTGAACCTGCATAAAACGTAGTTGAAACTTTAACGAACCCAGAAGGACGTAAAATAGTAATCCAGCCTTTAGTCTTTTCAGCCTGAAGGCGTTCCATACCATATTCAAATGCTTTATTATCAAGATCATCACCAGTTAACGAATCAATGTCTACTAATCTTGAAACTTGAGCAATTTGGTAGTAAAGCGCAAAGTCTTGTTGAGCAACTGCTTGAGTTAAAACGTCAACAACAGATCCTGGATTTACGTCATTAAGACCTAATTGAGAAATCAATCTTGCTAGAATTTCGGTTTGTATCTGACGTTCTGATTTTAATACTAATGCCATATTACACCTTTATACCTTAATTTTTACTGGTACGGGAATGTCAATTTGTTTGATATGTAAGTTGAAACTAATATATAAAGCTCCACCATCTCTAATCAAACTTAAGTCAGCCACTTTGTGGATACGATTATCTTGTAACAATGAATTTGTGATACGGTCTTTAATATCCTCAATTGGAGGAAACTTCTTACCAACTACTAGACCAGACCCAAGTTCTGGGTAAAGCATAACTTCACCAGGTTCATAACTTAATTTAAGTAATGTTCCTTGAGCCATGTTATCAGCTCCAGCCACAAGTTCAAGATCTCCTGAAGAAGTAAGGACTAAGTCAAAGTCTTTATTGATCTTTAAATCTGTACCTAAAGATCTTTCTAATTCAGACATATTCTTAGTAAGCTTATTTTCTTTACCTACAGGAACTTGACTGAAACCGTTTTGAACAGGAATTGGAATTAAAATATTACGACCAGGTCCTAAAACACCATCTCTAGATTCATTAGGATCATCTGATAAATACGGAGCTTTAAGTCCATTTACTTCAACGATCTCACCCCAACGAGTTGAATCACCTAGTTCTTGTTGTGCTAAACGTTCTAAAGTAGTACCTTGCTGAAGCTTAATCTGTTTAACAGCTTGATTTGCAAACAACTCAATATTACCGTCAAATCGGTTAACCATATCTTGAACCTTCTCATCGAAAGAAGATTTAAACATATCGGTCGTTGATAACAACAAATTAAGACCTATGATTGCTTCATTAAACGCGTTCAACATGTCGTATTCATCATTAGTTGGAACTTTAGTAAAATCTGCATTTAGAGTTGAGGTTCGGTCAAAAATATTATCATAAGAAGTAGAGCCAAGATTAAAATAGTCCTCTGCATTTTTCTTTACCCGTTCTAAAGACTCAATAGCTTGTTCATAGAAATTTCTAGGAAGTTCTACCGCTCTAGACTGTTCTTCTGCAGTCATTGATAAAGTTTTCTCTGGGAATTGTCCAGCATCCATCTTCATCATTAACCCACCCAATACAGAGAAGCCTGATGAACCTTTTTGTTTCATCTGTTGATTAGCGGCGTCAAAAGTCTTTTGTAATGTATTTTTAGTACCAAATAATCGTTTATCCAATAAGCCTTCGATCTCTTGAATAGTCTCAGAAGATCCAGTAGCCTGTAATGTGGCAAAATTAACAGCTTCTCTAGAAGCAATTAATAAAGCTGATGCTGTAGAAACTGTATTCACAATCGTTCTAGATGAAATATCAGCGGCAACTATAGGTACACCTAAAAGTGACTTAATTGCTAAAGTAGATTGGCGAAGTGGTTCAAGAACTGAAGCATCATACGTAGATTCGATCTGACGAAGTATACCTTGGGTTCTTAAAAATACCCCACGAGCTGTATTGATTTTGTCTAAAGCTGAATTGATAAAAGCATCAGTATCCGCTAAGAAACCTGTTTTAGATGCTGGGTTTTTGAATGTAAAGTGAGAGAGTATCTTGAATTGGATCTTATAGTCATATAATAAAGAACGGGCAGCTTGACGATCCATTTCGAAATCTTCAAGTTCAACAATTAAAAACTCTCCATCTTTATAGTTCTTAAAAACTAAAACATAGTCTTTGGCGTTTTGACCTCTGACTTTTTTAAATTGATAGTAAGTTCTAAACCAATTTCTTAAATGTATGAAAACTTCGTATCCTGACTTATGTTTTAAGTCTTTAGGTTGAAGTATAGCTTCACCAGTTTTACGATTAACTCCGCCTTCGCCACGGAATGGTGCAAGACCTGTAGTTCCATTTATGTTTAATTGTCCATAAGACATTCCAGAATGGCCAACGGTTGTACCACCTTGAGACGGTTTTATAGAGATAGCTGGTTGTTCTTTTTGATTTATAGCTGAAGGCGCCAAAGGTAGTTGGAAGTCTGAAAAACCACCATTATCGTTTGGATTCTTTAAATTAATGACTGAAAAAGTATATGGAAAACTTAACTTTGACCAATTTTCAGGATTAAGTTGAGATTGAATAGCTTTAAATTCGGCTACACCCTGGTGATACTGAACGACTTTATTTGATTCACCTTTAAAGTCGGCAATCAATCCGTCCAATGAACCCTGAATGTTATTGATTAAATCATTGATCCCAAAAGCCACAAAATCTCCATCTTAAATCTAACTATAATTGTATCAAATTAAGGGAGTATATCGCCGATGGCTCCTGCTTGTGCTGTAAGAGTATCAGCAAACCCTTGAGACTGAGAAGCTACCTGTTCAGCATTCTTTTGTAATCTTAAACTTCCTCTAGAAGTATTAGCTCGATTGTTAGCTGCGTTGTATCTTTCATTATAGTAATTCTTAGATTGACCAGTGTAGTTTGCAATAATTTGGCCCACTCGAGTGTTGGCTTGAGTTGTTCTAGATGCTCTTTCAGAAGCAAGTGAAGCAAGACCTGTATTAGAAATATCAGTCGTTACTAAATAATTTGTAAGGAACGTTTTTGATGCATTTACGTTACCTGACGCAGCTAATAATTGAGCCGCTCCATCTGGATCTTGATTAGCCGCAATCGCAGCTAATTGATTATTTAATACGGGAATTCTCTTAGTATTAATGTGGGTTTGAAGATCTAAAATTAGATAATCCATTAAAGGCTGATATAACGGTTCAACTGTAGCGGTTTTATTCGTTCTTTCAGTGTTATTAAAACCAGTAAATACATCAATCGTTTTACCTGTTGGAATAGTTCCAGTAGGTGGTACGATCATTTGAATAGTTAAATTGGCCACATATGGTGGAGGAACTGGCGAAGTTTGCATTACAAAAGTAAGTACTTTAAATACTGCAATTGTTCCTGTATGTTTTACAACATAAACGTTTCCTGGAGTAAGAGAAAACGTAGCTGCAGGATCGGTAAGAGTCAAAGTTGTAGATGCAGCTGATAAAGTTGAATCTGTTACTACTGTCAACGCTGGAGCAGTTCCACCGTAACCTGAAACTAAAACAGTTTCTTTAGGAGCTTGATCAGTAATATGTTGAAGTTCGTTATCTGGGTCAGTGGTACTTGGTGTACCATCGAACTGAGATATTCTAATTACATCAGTTGCCGGAAGAGCTGGTTGTAATCTTCCACCACCTAAGTTAGCACAATTGATAATGTCTGCTTCGGTAACTGGACTTGTTAGAGTGTAACCATTAATCCAGCGTCTTTCTAAATCGTATTTACCAATGATGTCATTATTATAGTAATCAAAGAATTTCTTAAAAGCACCATCAGCTACAGCAAGTTCTGCTGCACGCTGTTGTTGACCTGCAACTGCTGCCGCATAAGTAGCGGCTGCAGATTCAGCTTTGGCTTTTTCTTTCTGCAATTGAGCAATTTCTGCTGGTGATAAAGTAGGTCCTGGCATATTATGGTTGTACCTTTACTGTTTGACTTCCTACAGTTGTTAATAACGGAGCCATCGGTGGAGATGTTGGAGTAGGACCACCAGGCCCTGGAGAATACAAATGCATATGAGTTGCAAACGCTGTAGCAAGTTGGGTGAATTGAGTTACGAAGTCAGATACAGAAGCACCTAAATCGATCATTTCACCTTTTAATGTGATTTTACCTGAATTACCGTCGATTGTTACTTCAGTGGATCCAGTTTTAATTGTAATCTTTGAGCCTTTACCATCAATAGTCATTACGGCTCCAGCTGCTGTTTTAATTTCAGCTTTATCGTTTTTACCATCGTAAGACGCTTCTAAACCACCAGCGAATTTTTGAGTAACTTTATCGTTCTTACCATCAATTGTAAGTTTTAAACCACTCTTGAAAGTATGAATAAGTTGTTCAGTAGAAAGCCACTCTTGTTTAATTATAGATTCTTTATTTGCTGTAAAGCGTCCGTCTTTAACAGCTCCACCCATCATAGTCTGAGTGATTTCACCTTTATTGTTTATATTACGGATTAAACCGTTATACTCTTCAATAAGTCTTGGACCATCTGCCTTTTTAGCACCTGTTTTATCAGTCAAACCTTTAGCAAGACCTATAATTATAGGATACGCATCATGCCCTTGAACAAATTGAACCCAGACAATATCACCATCGTGTTGACTTAATTTAACTTTAGCTGGATCTTTAGAAGATGGGGTTAATGTTCTTTCAGAATAGTTTAGATATTGAGCAAGTCTACAAAATGAAATCTGTTGACCAGTCGCAGCCCCACCTAAAATGATGCATGTATAAAGCACTTCTGGATTTTGAGAGTTCTTTGTAATGTTTTGTGGATCATCCACATAATGGACTTGAATAATCATGCATCTATATAGTGCATAATCAGTTCTAGAAGTACCTGGTGCTCCAAAATATGGAGTATTAGAAGATTGAATCGAACCGTTCCATCTGCGTTTCATTATTTATTCTCCCCTTCACCTTTAATAAAGCTTCCAGATTGAGTAAATGTGGTATTTCTACTTAAGAAACCCTTCTTAGCAGCTAAGTCAGCTTCTTCGAAACCTCTGGTTAAATTAACCTCTTGAGTCCACTCTCGTTCACGTTTTTCTCCAACGATAAATGTATCAGTATAACCTTCAATATAATATCGTTTAGATGATAAATAAGGAACATCGGCTTTAAATTTCATAACTTTACCGATTTTTAAATCATTAGTTCCTAATTTAGTAACTGATCCAGATTCAGCAAACACTGCATTATTCCAGTAATCATATAGAATTTCATTGAATTCTGTTAATTGCTGTTGATCTGCAGAACCATTACCTAGTTCTTCATTTTTAACAATCGAGTCTACTGTAACATGCATAGGTCTAAAACCATGGCGTCTAATAGAAGCTGAGTTATTCTTTGGAAAACCTTTACCAGTTAAAAGACTGATGTTGTCTTCTGTATTAATTAGAGTTGTAGATACAGTTGCAAGGAATGAATTATATCGTGAATTTTCGTCCTCACCTAAATCAAAGTCATAAAGATCTACAGCTGGAACAGTTACGATCTCTTTAATGTCTTTATAAAGTGGGATATTTTGTTTATTCTTTGGATATTTATCTTGATCAATACCCCAAGGAATAGGTCTAAAAATTAATCTAGGGAGTCCATTATCATCTAGTTCTGTAAATAACTCATGGAAAGGTGCAACTGATAATCGTTTTAATTGATCCCAAGCATTACCATTTAAGTAATCACCAGGTTGTTCAACTGCAATACCTGCTCCAGTAGGTGATGCTTTAAATACTCCAGGAAGTGCTCCCCAGTATGTGCCATTTGTAACTCCTGAGAGATTAAATCCAATATCGATTAACATTTCTTTTGGAAGAAGCCATTGAAGTCCTATAGACAGCAATGATTTATTATCGTTGACTTTAGCTCCTGGAATTTTAGATGGAAAGTAAAATAAATCGTGGATTAAAGTTAAAGCATCGTGAACTCTAACGTTACCAGTAATATTCAATTTAGTTTGAGCAATTGAATCCAACATGATTTTATCGAATGCAAATAGATTGTGCCAAATATTGGTTTCTTCATATACAATCCCAAAATCACGACCAGTCACAGTGTAAGTAATATCAATAGATCTGTTTTCTTGTGTGGATCCGGTAACTGAAACCCGTTCTACGTAACCGACGCAACGGATTCTCTTAGCCTCTTGTTTCTTATTTTTAGAAATATTAGGACCAACAACTGGATTTAAAGATAAATCTCCATCGTTAGTCATATATATTACAACCCAATATCCACGCTTAATAATGTCTTTCCAATCATTAGTGCCGTAATTCGGAGAGTTTGTAAGCTGAATTGAGAACGATCCAGCAGCAGACCCCATATTCTTTTGATATGTCACTGATTGGACTTGACTAGAAATATCTAAACGAGTAGTAGCTGCTAGTTTGTCATCTGAGAGATTTGGATCGTTTAAGATCTCTTGCCATGGATAAACCACCACCTTACACTGAGGTAGTATATGCTTAACTTCGTTTGACAGTTTATTCTCGTTATTAGCCATTAATTACCAGTCCTGTCGGTGATTTTACCATCCGGCATCTGTACTTTCATATTATTATTGTTGATAATTGGAGATTCTTTAAGAGCATTTGCAACTTCTTTTCCAATTTCTTTAGCCGTAGGTGGTCTTTGCTGTTTTAAAGATTCACGAATTTTAGCTTCAACTTCTGCTTCATCTTTATAACCTTTAAAAGCTTCACCTTTACGGTATCTCTCTTTAGCCTTCTTAACTATTGCATCATCTGACATAGATTGGTTTAACATATTCGTACGGTGTCTTTCACCCATGTTAAATAGTGCTTCACCAATTTTACCGTCATTAATGAATTTACCGATTCCAGCACCAGCATCACCTGCTGCTTTAGTAGCACCGGAATCATTAACAGCTCCTGCCACATTCTTGATGCCGACGATTCCTTCATTATCAACTCTAGTGGCTTGGTTTCCCATTTGAACGGCCTCTTTACCAAGAGTTTCCATTAAATTAGTATTGATTTTATTTAAAACTTCAGTTTGACCAGCCAACGTTCCGTTGATCTTATCTAAACGAGATACTGTAGGGTCTTTTCCTTCTTGCATCTCTTTTAGTTTTTCATCAAATTGTTTCTGAGTCATTTGTTTGTTTTGTACTTTTTCAAGCATCATTAAAACATCAAACCCTTGATCGCCTTTAGTACCGAAGATATTATTAGCTAAATTATTCATCCCAACCATTCGGTCTGGATTTGTAATTGATGAAACTGATTGGCCAGGATTTAATCCACCTGATTGTCTAAACATGTCTAAAATAGCACCAGTACGTTTTCCCATTCCAGAAAACATTCCAGACTTTTCCATTTGATCTAAAAGATCTTTATTATAGCCACGCTTTTCAAGTGATGCGCGATCTTGCCCCATGATGCCACCAGACGCCATAGCAAATCTAGTTCCGCCTAAAGTACCGCCACCAATACCTGCTCTTGCAAATGCAGTTTGCAAGTAAGCGTTTTGTTCACCGGTAGAACCTTTAACTGCGTCATTAATAGAAGCAAATGTTTTAGCCATTAGCTCTGGAGTTCGTTCACCGTCTTTAGTCAGTTGCGCCAACATACTAGTAATTTCATTAGTTTGTTGGGTTCCTGTTTCGTTAATTGAAGAAAGTAATTGAGTTGCAGCTTCAAGATAAGGTGCTAAAGCCTCCTCAATACCTGCTGCGTAAACTGAAGCTTGTAATTTCAACTGAGCGTCTTGACCACCTTGAGCTCCGAAAGATCCACGAAGTTGGCTGGCAATTCCAGTCATCATTCCACCTTCAAGACCAAATGCTCTTTCAAACGCAGCGTTTCTCATTTCAGATTGATTTGTGGCAGCTCCTCCTAAACGGGAAGATGCTTCAATTCTACGTTGAATCATTTCTTGTTCGGTCAATCCCACACGTGCTAAATCTTGGGCAGATCCGAAGTTTTGATCACCGCCACCTAAACCAGTAAGTCTATTTCTGTCAACTGCTCCTGCTTTATACTGATCATTGGCAGCTTTTCCTTTCATCGCAGCGTAACCTATAGTTGCAACTGCACCAATTCCAGGAATTAATCTTAAGAATCCCATTAAGGATCCCATAACTCCACCAGCACTTTGGTCTACCGAGCCACCAGCTTTTGAAGCTTTTTGGGCTTGACCCATTTCTCTTGCCAATTTAGCTTGAGTTTTATAACCTTCTAAGATCTTTTTACGAATTTCAAGTTCTTCTTTAGAACCTTGAGTCATCTTTTTTTGTTCAGATACCATTTTAGCGATTTCTTCACGGTTCTCTTTAAGCCTGACTTTCATCAAGGCTATTTCCTTTTTCATTTCAGTTTTGATGAATTTACGATCTTCTGCATTAAATACAGAAACCTTAGAACCTTTAAGATCTTTTAAAGATTTACCTATATCGAGGATCGACTTTTTGACTTCGGATGTATCTGCCGAAATCTTCAGTGAGGAACTCATTAATCATCTCCCATTACGTCGTCTGGACTGAAACTTATAGAGTCTTCAGCCTCCCCCATTATTTGTTCTCGCTCTTTAGCATCTTCGGCCATTTTCTTATCAGCCCAAGCTGCAAAATCATCTACTACACCTTGATTTAAGTTCATCTCTTGTTCAAACTCAATTCGAAGCTTATCATTATCTTCAAATTGGTGAGCAAAAAACTCAATCAATAACTCCTCTTCGGTATACTCATCCCAAATTGGATCCTTAAGTAGTCTTTTAGAAAACTTAGCCAAAGAAAATTTGGCATAAGTAACTAACTGATCTTTATTATATCTTTCAGGAAGCTGACTCGTATTATAGCCTAATCTTTTTAGGTTCTTATACGGATCAAGCTTCTTCTTTTTTGTCTGCTTCTTCATTCGCAGCTGCCTCTTTTTCGAACTCTTCAACACCCCAGATTTCGTTATACCATTCTTGTTCGAATTTTAGGACTTGATCATAAACTTCTTCAACCACATTTGGGTCTCGAAGGTCATATCCTAGCTCTGATTCTTGCCAGAATCTTGGAGTATTTATTAATGTAAAACGAAGATAAGCTATCCATTTATGGAGCTTTAAGACACCTTGATTAAGATAAACTGGGAATTCGCCATTCAACATGGCTTCGTGTTTTGCGATTAAGGCTTGATCTTTCATAGTCGGAATTTTGCATTCAAAATCACCTAAAAATCTCTTTTTAGTGACCGACCCAACTATATCGATTTGAAACACTTTTGTAGTGCTTGGAATCTGATTATTCATAGTAACTTATCTCCATCTTAATCTAAGATTAATTATATCAACCAACCATATCTATGTGAAACGGCTACTGTATTAAGTGGGTACTGGCATTTTATTTATTTTACAAGTATAGTTGGATTTTGTAATATTTATATATACGGAGGCTATATGTTAAAAGTAACAAACGAAAACGTAACAAAGTTAAGCGAGGATGCTCTTTATATAGTTTTAGACTCTTTAAAAGAATCAGACCCTATTTATAGTTTAATTGAAGCTGAATTGGACCGTAGAATTCATATTCAAAATCAATCTATGTTTAAAAGTCAACAACTTAAAATAGAATCTATGGCTTTAATCGAGGCTATCCAAGAAGAGATTCATAAGATTTTCCAAGGTTTTAAAGGTAAGAAAACTCTACTTTTAATTGAAAAGTTAGGTCAAGAGTATATTGACGACTATACTATTGACGAAGTTACTTTTACAGTCTATTCAAAAGTTGCAAGACCTGATCAAAATTGTAGTTGGTCATTTGATTCTATGGAAAAGGCTAACGCAAAGAAAGCCATGTTAATTTACTACAGAATTTATGAGAAGTTCATGAGAGATGCTACTGTCTCTTCTATAGAACTTCTACAAAAATTAGCGGGGTAATTGTGGAAACATTAGAAAAATGGACTCAAAGAGTCTGGACTGTACTTTTAGTGTTATTAGCTGCTTTCTTTGTAAATCAGTATGCCGAAGCTAAAGAACTTACAATCCCTGTAAAGATCGTGAAGTCTAAAACCGATATTTGGGTCATGGTGATTGACACT